GCACAACTTCACCGGGTCCTGTTCGGTGGCGTTCGGGAAGATCGCCAGCAGGTTGCGGCCGTGCTGGGCGATGCGCTCCAGCCTGGTCGCTCGTTTCGTTTCGGTCATGGCACGGGTTCCTTTCAAAGTGGGTTGTGGGTCGTCTACTAACGGGCCGGCGTCAAATCGGCCTCATGCCCCGGGTCGCCGCGGCCGCTCGCAGGCGAACCGTTCGCCGCAAGCGATTCCCCCGCCGGGTGCGCGACTCCCGTATACGCTGGATGCGGGGGCTTTCGTGGTCATCCCATTTTCAGACTGGGCCGCGCAGCTGCCCACGCCTCACATTCGGCGCGGGTGCGAGCCGAGTAAATCAGCGTGTCACCCGCGAACACGCCGTAGCCGCCGCTGATCTGCTGCACAGTGATTACGTTCACGGTCCGATCCTCCCTCAGTTGTGCCCCTGCTCGCCGGGGCCGCGTCAGTCGATCCCCCCGCCGCCCCGCGACAGGTGCCGGTTACGCAATCGGGGGTTTACCATGCACTCGGCCGGCCTGCACTCCACAAGCCGGCCTCGGCCTCTACTCTTGCAGCGGCGTCAAATGCCGGGCGGGTGGGACAGAGCGCAACAGAGCGTTGCCCTTTCCGCGCCCGGCACTCGATCACCCCGCGCTACACAGCTCGCACACGTACCCCGGTGCCGCCGGCCGCCCACAGCCCAGTCGCGGTCGAGTCGTCGGCTTGCGTCAGGAGTGCCACGCCAGCGGCGATAGCCCGCGCCTTGCGGACAGCCTCCAGGGCCCGCAGCGTGCTTTCCTGCTGCACGTACCGGCGGGCCGTCAGTATGCAGTGTTCAGCCTGGGCCAGCTCCTCGCCCAGTGCGTAGAGTTGTTGAGTCGTCACGGGTTCACCCTCTTGAGGCCCCCGCCAGGCCCCGCCGCAACAAGCGGCAGGGCCGGCATGGGAGCTTACTCTACTGGTCCTGCACCGTCAAACCGCCGACCGCGCTGGGCTCGGCCGTCGCCTTGCCCCGCAACTCCTGGATCACCGGCCGCGGCACCTCGACCGACAGCAGCAGCACGCGGCGCACCGTGCCTCCATACTCCTCCTCGAACTTCTCAGTAGCGGCGTCCAGGTCGGCACCGCACGAGTAATCACCGTCGTCGTTGACGATCACGTACACCTCGACGTTCACGGGTTCCATGGTCTCGATCCTCCAAGTAGGCCCCAACGATGCGTCAGGGCAAGTGCCGCGGTCCCCAACGAAGGGCAGACCAATCCGCGGCCACACCTCAGGGGCGCCGTCAAATCGACCGCAGCGTCTCGCCGGGGAACAGATCCGCATGTCGCACCGGCCGCAGATCCTCGATGCCGTCTTGCACCCGCTCCAGGGCGTCAATAGCCCGCGTTGCCCTGTCGCAGTTCATGCAGCTCGACTCCTTGCAGTGACAGTGCCGCTTGCCGGCCCGAGCTGCCTCCAGTGCATACCGCACGTCAGTCGCCATCGAATCCAGGCTCATCGTCCCGGCGTGCTGTTCGCGGATTCGCGCGGGTCGTCGTCGGTCTGGGGTTTCATGCTTGCTCCTTTGGAAACAGGGTATCCCCTTCATCGACCTGCGGCGGCATCGGGTCCAGCAGCGGCCGAAGCTGGCAAATCCCCTGCTCGTTCACCAGCAGATTCATTGCTTCCCGAAGCTTCGGTATGCCGCACTGGTCGTAGTTGTGGACTAGCTGCACGTTCGCCACGGGGCAATGCTTGCGGCCGAGAATACAGTCAGCGCATTGCTGATCGAGGATGTCGCCTTCGGTACTGTTCGCAAAATACGCCATCACTTCGCTCCCGCTTTCGCCGCTTGCAGCGTGCCGTTCGCCTTGACCGGCACGCCCTCCAGCCAGCCCGTGCCAGGCCCGCCACAAGCAGGCCCAGCACATGGCCGGCATCTCGGTCACCGCTCCAGCACCACATCCACATACCGACACCCCACCACTGCCATCGCCGCCCGCAGTGCCACGTCGTAGCTCTCAGCGTCCACCCGCAGCCCCGTGTCGTCCCCCGCAATCAGGATTGCCCACCGTCGAGCCGCTCCGTATCGTTCGCCACGGTTGTCCATCACCTTCTCCTGCTTGACCTTACGGCGACCGAAGTGATCGCCTCACACCCAAGGACCGCCGTCAAAAGCGCCCTCTTCGACGTGCGGGCGCGTGATCCGAGGGGGTTTGCGGCCCTGCCAGGTGCTCGGGGAGGCTGGCTGGAGCCTTGAACCCGGCCCCCGGGGGGCTGAAAGGGTGGTGGGGGCGGCTTATCCTACACGAACGGCTGCAAGGAGTTATGGAAGCAAATCGGCAATGCGCTTCCGATTTGTGGCGATGTGCGCGTGGAGCATAGACATGTCTGTGGTCCGCGCGCACAGTGGTGAATTTGACGTGGGTGCTCTTGTAGGGGGGCTGGGCGTGGAGTAAGCGTAAGTCATGGAAGCGGTGGTCCAAGAAGCCCCTGAAACGGCGGAAAACGATGATGGCGGTAACAAGGACGGCCGTGGGAAGCATGGAAAGCAGGCTGGTCGGGAGATACCTCCGGAGATTCTAACCGTCTACCGTCATGTGGCGAAGAAGAAGGCGAGTGCGGACAAGACGGAGTTGCAGCGTACGGTAAGAGCGATCAAGGAAAAGACGCCTGAGAGGTTCCTTGACCGGCTAGGGAAGTTGGAGGTAGAGTGGACTGCGGCGAAGACGGCGATGCGAAATCCACCCCAGGAGGAAGCGGGGGCAGGGAAGCCCGATGGTGAGATGGTGGAGGACGTGCCGAGCGAGAAGTGCCTGGTGATGATCCGGGGATGGTTGAAAGAGAAGGGGTGGGAAGATGCGGGTACGGAGGCTGATAACGGCGGCGGCGCGGAAGATCGTGGGGCTGCTGTTGGGTCGGAAGTTGCCGGTGATGGAGATGAACTACCGGCCGAGCGAGATGTTACGGGCGTTGCAGCGGGACCTGTTTGACGAGGTGAACCAGGACACGGGGGGCGAGGGATGATGGCGTTCTTCCTCGGGAGTCCTCCTGGAGCCGAGATTCACGCGATGGAGATTCCCGATCCGCCGCGGCGCTGGTGGAAGCTGAGCCATCTTGAAAATACGGATGCGAGGTTTTGGGAAGTGGACAGGCTGCCTGAGATCAAAGTGAGGATTTGGAATTATCGCCTGGAGTGCATCACGCCTCTGGGAGCAACCTACAGGTTTGTCGGATGAAGCCGCTGGAACAATACCCTGAGCATGTGCGACGTGCGATTGAGAAGAATTGCCGCTACCACACGCTGGGAGTGGGACGCTCGCAACGAGCGGAGCCGGAAATCTTCAACCACGATGTTGCCGTTTTGGTGGAGGAGATCGACCAGCTCATGGATCGAGACAGGCGAATTTCCGCAGCACTGTCGACGGCGATCCACAACAACACATGGCGCCGCGGCAGCGATCTTGTGGATGCCGAAAATGCTCTCGCCCGGTAAAGACCACCTCGACGTTCCCCGCGATCCCAAGGACAACCGCATCTACCGGGCCGGCCTGCTGGAGAAGTGCCTGCGAAGCGCCATGTTCCGCAAGGGCATCATCGAGATGTGCCGGAACGACATCCTCTTCTACATCAACTCGTTCGTGTGGCAGTTCAATCCGAAGAAGCCGCCGAAGAAGCGTGTGGGGCCGTTCATCACCTGGGACTTCCAGGAGGCGGCTTTGCTGGACCGGCCAGAGACGACGGGGCGGCGTGGGGTTCTGTGGTGCTACGAGCATGGGCGGTCGGCGGTGATCGAGAAGTCCCGCGAGATGGGGGCGAGTTGGCTTTTGCTCATCGTGCAGGATTGGCTCTGCATCTTTCAGGAAATGGAGCAAACCTTAAACATTTCTCGGTCGGCCGATGCGGTAGATTCCAAGTCCCCTAATAGCCTGTTCTGGAAGCTGCGATTCATGCACCAGTACCTTCCGGTGTGGCTGCGAGGGGAAGTCACCGAAGAGAAAATGTACATCGGCTACGACCGGAGCGGCTCGGTGCAAGGCGGCGAGGCCAGCACGGGAGAGGCGGGCGTGGGTGGCCGAACGTCGCTGATCAACATCGACGAATTCCCGCTCATCAAACAGGCGACCCAGGTGCGGCACCGGACGGCGGGCACGTCGGATTGCCGGTTCTTCACGGGGACCCATCAGGGGGTTGGGACGGAGTTTTACAACCTCACGCAGTCACCCGAGTTGACGAAGATCGTGATGCACTGGACTCAGCACCCAGACAAGAAGAAGGGGATGTACCGTGCGAATCTTACGACTGGGCAGCCTGAAATCCTTGACCGCAGCTTCAAGTTCGATCCGGATTATCCCTTTGTCCTTGATGGCACTCCCAACGGGGGACCTTTCCCAGGTATCCGTTCGCCGTGGTACGATCAGAAATGCAAAGACATTGGATCTAGCCGCGGCGTTTCGATGGAACTGGACATCGACCCGAAGGGGGCAGTCGAGCAGTTCTTCGACGCCTTGACCATCCGCGTTCTCAAGGAGACCTACTGCCGCGCCCCGTTCTGGGAAGGCGACCTGGAGTACGACCGGGAGACAGGCCGACCGAAGGCGCTGGTGCGGCGCCCTGGCGGCCTGGTGAAGCTGTGGCTCAACCCGGACCACCACGGGAAGCCGCCGAAGGCCAGGTACGCGGCTGGGGCCGACGTCTCAGCAGGAAGCGGGGCAACCCCGAGCACGATCAGCGTGGCGAACGCGGACACCGGCGAGAAGATCTTCGAGTATGCCAACGCCCGCATGGACCCCAAGGACTTCGGCACCTTCTACTGTGCCGTGGGCTGGCTGTTCCTCGATCACAACGGAATGCCGGCCCTCATCTGCTGGGAGACGCCGGGCCCGGGCATGACCGCCGGAAAGCAGATCATCGCCCTGGGCTACCGCAACGTCTATTTCAAGACAGACGAGTTCCGGCTGAACCCCACGATCTCGGACATGCCGGGCTGGAACAACACCAAGGCGAGCGAGCGGGATTTGCTGGAGGACTACCGGGGTGCGCTGTCGACGCGGCGGTTTGTGAACCGCTCGGAAGAGGCGATGGACGACTGCCTGAACTTCAAGTATGGCTCGGATGGTTTCGTGGAGCACGCGAACATAGCGAGTCCGAACAACCCCTCGGGGGCTAGAATCAACCACGGCGACATGGTGATTGCCGACGCGCAGTGCCTCAAGATGATCGACAAGCTGGGGGGCCGGTCTGAGGGCGCGGTGGTGATCGACGAGGCGCCGTTTGGGTCGATGGCGTGGCGGCGGGCGCTACGCGAGGAACGGATGCGGCAAGAGGAGTCTTGGGCATAGGTCGGCCGCTGTTGTACAATGCCGTGCAGCAAGTGGTGGAGAAAGCCCCGGAGCCCGTGGCCCGCAAACCTGACGTAGCCGCCGACCCAACCCGACTGTGCAAGGCCATCGAGCGCGCCCGGCTGGCCCTCCGTGCCCCCCGGATGATCCGGTACAACCTCGTCGAGAAGTTCGTGGGCCAGCGCTACTCCGAGCAAGGCCCCGACCGGACCCAGCCGATCAACCTCCTGTCCCTCTACGTCGAGATCGTCGCCCGCCAGCTCGCCCCGAAGTCCCCTCGCGTCCTCCTGTCCACGTTCAACCAGCAGGCCAAGCCGATCATCTCGGCCATGCAGACGTGGGTGAACAAGGAAATCGAGAAGACCAACCTCGACCAAATGTTCGCCCGGTGCGTGAACGATGCCCTTTTCGGGATGTCGATTTGCAAGGTGGGCATCGCCACCAGCGCCGAGTCAGCGTTCATGGGGTGGGACGTGGATGCCGGCGAGCCGTTCGCCGAGTCGATCGACTTCGACGATTTCGTTTTCGATCTGCACGCCCGCTATTGGGAAGAGGTCACGTTCATCGGGCACCGCGTTCGCCGGCCTCTCCAGGCGGTGATGTCGGACAAGAACTACAGCAAGGGCCGGAAGGACCTGAGCGCCTCCCCGGACTCGCTGTACAACCAGCACGGCGACCCCCGTATCTCGATCATCGGCCGCACGGTGTACCAGTCGTACGAAGAGGAGTTCGAGGATCACGTTGACTTGTGGGAAATCTTCCTGCCGCGGCACAAGACGATCGTTACGCTGCTGTCGGGGCCGACCGGCGAGGCCAGTGTGTGCGAGGATGGCGATCCGCTCCGCACGCAAGACTGGATCGGCCCGGACCACGGGCCATACCACATTCTCGCCCTTGGCGCCCCGGTTCCCGGCAACATCATGGGCAAGGGGCCGCTCCAGGACCTGGGCGATCTGCATGATTTCGTGAACCGGCTCTACCGGAAGCTGATCGAGCAGTCCCAGCGTCAGAAGACCAACCTGTACGTCCGGGGCGCCGCAGACGCGGACGGCAACCGGATCGTCAACGCACCAGACGGCGAGGCCATCCGCGTCGACGACCCCGAGGGGATGAAGGAATATCGCCTCGGCGGTCCCGACCAGAACAACTTCCAGATGTTCGTCGATGCCGTGCAGCGGTTCAACTACATGGCCGGCAACATCGAAGCAGCGGGTGGCCTCTCTCCACAATCAAAGACCGCCACGCAGGACAAGATGCTTGAAGCCTCGGCCGTGGGCACGATCCAGTCGAAGCAAGAAACCACACTGAACTTCGTCTCCGACGTGCTGGAGACATTGTGCTGGTTCCACCACCACCACCCGCAGAAGGTGATGAAGTCGCACTACACGTTGCCGGGCCTTCCTGATCTGCCGGCGGTGACGCGGCAGGTGACTCCGCAGCAGCGGCAGCAGATTTCGTGGGAAGACATGGACGTGAGCGTTGACCCCTACTCGCTGCAGCGGTCTACTCCGCAAGCACGCGCCGCCGAGCTGGACAAGGTAGTGACGCAAATCGTGGCCCCCATGATGCAGGCATTGCAGGCCCAGGGAATCAACATCGACCTGAACGCCTACCTCAAGAAGCGTGGCGAGCTGCTGAACATGCCGGACCTGGCCGAGATCATCACCATCCGCCAGCCAACCGACCCGAGCGGAGGCGGGGCAGCGGCCGACCCAGCGGGCAAGCCACCGGAGACGACGCGGAACTACGTGCGGCAATCGACCTCGGAGAAGACGCCTGGTGGTCAGGCGAACGCGGCGGCCCAGCGAATGACGACGGGGCAGCCGCAGAACGGGACGCCAATGAACGGAGCGGCTCACTGATGCGCGGCGAAATCATATCCCTGTCCACAGTGGACCCGTCGAAGCGGAAGTACCTCATCGACGGCGTGGAGGTCACCGAAGATGAATACCTTGCGGCGTTTCCTTCGCGCTTCGAGGAACTGCTGTTATCTCAAGCGCCCGCGGGTCCGGCGCTGACGGGTTGGCCGATCCACTCGGATGCCCTCGGCTACCACCCCAAGCAAATCCCCGAGGCCCGCGAGCACTTCAAGAAGCTGGGCATCGGGGACACCGAGATCGACAAGATGGGCAACCCGGTCTTGCGGGACCGGATGCACCGCCGTAGAGTGCTCAAGGCTCTTGGCCGGCACGACAACAACTCCTTCACGGGGTACTGAGATGTCGGAGCAACTCTGGCTGGCCATCATCAGCGGCGCCGTGACGGTCCTGTGCTACTGGCTGGTGAACCGCAATGTCGGCAGCGTACACAAGATCGTCAACAGCCAGCGAACCGAGATGATGGAAGAAATCAAGTCCCTTCGCAAGGAGATTGCCGAGAAGAAAGCCGAGCAGCAAGTCAAAGAGGCAGGCAAGGAAGGGCGGCAAGAGGGGCGCGAAGAGAGACTGCGGCCGCCGCCTCCCGAACCATTCCACCGAACGGCTCCATAATTGCAACTGATACCAGCGGGCCTTCGCCCCGGAGGGTGCATTGAATGATTCACATATTCGACTTCTGGTTAGTGCCCTTGCTGCTATTTGCCTTCTGTGCGTTGGTGGTATCGTGGTCGTGGCGGCGGTCGGGCATGAAGTTCCCTCGTCTCTGGCCCAGATCGCGTCCACCTGTGCCGGGGCCCTCGTCGGCATCCTCGTCTACACAGGGCCAAAGAACGGAAGTCCTCCGGTGCCTCCTCCTTCCAGGTGACACGCCCTTTACGATCCCAAAACCAGGGGCCGGGTGACGGAGGACTGGGGCTTGCCGACTTCTTCCTCACTGCCGCACACTGGATGAGGCGAGTTTGCTCCTGAAAACCTGCACGAACCTGAACCGCTCGCAAAGGTGGGGACTGTTCGACGGGTTTCTAGGGCGACCGGAATCCGGCCCGTGGGATTACGACAGCGAGGAAGCGAAGGATTACCGGGCTGGCTACCGGGTCGGCAAAGGACAGCGGAAGCGGCGAGCAACGCTTTTTGGAGACGGCAATGCTGGATGAAACCGAACGCTCCGACCTGCACTCGATCGCACTGAGCCTGGAGAAAATTGCGCAGTTGCTGGCTCAGTTGGTAGAATCACAACTGAAACTGGTTGCGACCCATACGCCCCCTGTGAAGGAGACTCTCATGGCGAAAGCCGCCAAAATCGGAATGGCCAAAGCAAAGCCCGCAGCAGGCGGCGGCCCTTCCGGCGACAAGGACACCGTGACCATCACGGCCCTCGACAACTCGACGCCGCCGGTGGCGTTCCCCATGACCGGGGCCACGATTACCGCCGTCCCGTCGGACCCGACCACGCTGACCACGGACGCGCCCCAGGGTGCCACCTACGGCGAACACTTCCTCAAGGCTGGCACCGTCACGGTCGCCATCACCGCGACGTTTCCGGACGGGACCGTGCTGACGCTGACCGATTCGGTGGTCATCACCGGCGCGCCGGGCAGCCTGGTTGCCACGCACAGCATCCCGATCCTCGGGCCATGATCTGCTGTTTGGCCGAAAGGCCCTACCGTTGAACGGCCGGCTCCTAGGGCCGGCCGTTCGTTTTCCCAGGTGCCACATGAAGCCAATGATCCGCGCCGTCCTCGTGTTCCTCGTCGGTTGCCTTGTTCTGGCCATCGTCTTGTACGTGGCCAACCTCATCATCGCCATGCTGACGCTGCCAGCGGCAATCGCTCAGATCGCCATGATCCTCGTGGGTCTGATCGGGCTGCTGTGCCTGATCTACCTGTGCGTGAACGTGTTCAACAGTACGCCCCCAGGTGGCCCGCTGTGACCACCGCGCGGGGCTGAGGAAACGCCAGTGCCGAGTCCCCCTCGTAACCTGGCCCCTCAGTCCCGCCCGCTGGTCATTTCGGCGGCAACCGGGTATGATGCCGGGCAGACGCTTCTTTCCTGATTGGGGGACAATCATGGCCGATCCACTTCCCGCACCAGCCAGCGCTCCTGTCACCTTCGCCCACATGCCGTTTTGGTCGAATCCCAACGTCCAGTCTTGGCTGGTAGGACTCTTCATCGTGGTGGTGGGCTACATCTCCAGCAACAACCCATTCCCAGCCAAGCCCACTACGCCAGCCCCGGCGGTTCAGCCCGCGCCGCTGCAACTGACGCCGGCCGAGTTGCAGCAAATCCTCGATGCGAGGAAGGCGGCGGCAAAATGAGGGCCTTCCTTGCTCTCGCTCTGCTGCTTGGGCAAGCGCCGCGTTTGCAGCAACTCGACGACGAATGGAAGCGACTGGCCGAGGACTTCAAAGCACTGGAGGCCAAAGATGCGAAGGGCACGCCGACTCCAAGCAAAGGTGCAGAGCAAACGCCGGTCGCCACTGAAGGACCGGCGACCACCGAAACCACCGCCGCCCCTGACGGAACCCTACCCCTCGCGGCGGGAGGGGCAGCAGCAATCGCCGCCGGATTAGCGGCAGCTTACCTGAGACGAAAGAAACCAGAGGAACCACAAGTGAAGCAGCACATCCACAACGCCACCGGCAAACCTTTCAAGACCGGGGCGCGGCCGACCTCGCGGGCCGCGCTCTGTGCCGCAGAGCCGTTCCGCCCACGCGCGGCCGCATTGCCGCCATATTTCTTCATCTTCCCGAAGACGATGAGCATGTGGGGCAACGGTCCCGATTCCAACTGGCCCGATCCCAACGGCGACGGCGATTGCGTCTCGGCCGAGGAAGCGTTCAACAAGGCTTGCTCGGGCGTGTTCATCCAGGACGCCACGCTGTACGCATGGTGCGTGGCCAACGGCACGCTGAACGGTGCCGACCTCCAGCCCGTGATCCAGCAAATGCAGGCGAGCGGGTTCAGCCAGGACAGCAACGTGTACGGCGACGGCGCGGCTCAGTCGGTGAACTACGCCGACCAACCTACCCTGAACGCTGCCATCTACCAAGCCGGAACCGCTTCCCCGGCGGGCTGCGTGAAGTTCGGCCTCGCCTCGGAACAACTGCCTAACACCGCCGGCAACAACAACGGCTGGACTTTGGCTGCCGACCAACAGGACTCCAACGAAGATCACTGCATGGGGGCCTGCGGGTTCGGCACGATCGGCCAGTTCATCACCGCGATCAATGCGGCCTTCGGAACGAGCCTGCCGGTGCCGACGTCGGACGGCAACGGCGCACCGATCGACCCAACGGCGGTTGGCGTGGCCGTGTACACCTGGAGTACGATCGGCTGGTGCACGTTCCAGGCGTTCGTGAACATGACCGGCGAGGCGTGGATCAGGAACCCCAACAGCACCAAAAGCGGAACCGGGACCCCGACCCCAGATTCCGTCTACGTGACCGGCGCACCGACGCCGCCAGTTCCTCCCGTGCCACCCACCCCGCCCACGCCGCCCGCACCCGGTACATTCGTGCCGCCGTTCTACACCTTCGAGGGGCAGACCGAAGAAGGTGGCCCATTCGCCGACGTGCCCACGGCGACAACGGCGGCCCAGATTCAGGCCAACGCCGATCAGGTCCCCGTGGACATCCGCGATTCCAAGGGCACGCTGGCTGCGACCGTGCAGCCCAATGTCACACCGCCTCCACCGCCGCCGTCTGGCGTGCAACTCGTCGTCCAGCAGGCGGGCACCTACGAACTCATCTCGTCCACAAGTGCGGCGATCCTGGCCAAGCGCGGCCTGACGGTGGACCAATACATCGCCGCCGTGGAAGCGTTGCAGACGGCTCTGGGAGGTAGCCGCCCGCGGCCGTTTCATTAACGCATCGCCATTCAACTCAAAGGAGAAACCTGTGCTATCTCTCGGCAACTTCAAAGCTGCGGTCGCCCTTCTGCAGAAGAACTACAAGGGCACCGCCAAGGCGATCCCCTGGGCGAACATCATCGCCCTGGTGATGAGCCTCATCACCGGCTGCTTCCCCACGCCGACGCCAACGCCGGCCGATGTGCGGGGCCAACTCGACACCAACCCGGAGTACCTGCCATACGCCGTGCGCGTCGGCCTGCGGGACGATTACGGCCTCGGCGCCTGGAAGCTCTACGACGGGCCGGGCGTTTGCGCCGCGATCGCAGCAACCCTGAAAGACCCGAACAATGATAACGTCATTGCGGCCTGTCTCGCCGATGCCGCGTCTGCGAGGGGATGATGCAAGGAAACATTCAGTTCGTCATGGACTTTCCCAAGGGCGAGATGGTCAGGCCCGGCGTATCGCTCAACCACTGGACCGCCAAGGGCGTCCAGAGCAAAGCCGTGTTTACGTTGCCCGATGGCAGCGTGGCCGTGCTGACGGAAGAGATTCCCGACACCTATGCCGTGGTCCAACCGCTCGAGGGGACGGGCTCGGTCGGGGCCTTCCAGAACAAGTACACGTTGACCATCACGCCACCTTCGGCGTAGAGTTACTTCGGTTGTTCCGTGGTTCGGCCCGGGTCGGTCGTTCTCCCCGTCCGGTCGGCTCGGGCTTTTCTCTCAAGGAGGTTTCCCATGAAGAAGTTCCTCGGTCTCCTGTTCCTCGGCCTGCTCGCGGCCGTCACCTTTCCCGGAAGCGTTCAGACTCTCGATGCACAGCCTGATAAGACGGTGGTTCCGGTGAGCACCAACCCGGAGATTGCCGCGCTGCAGGCCAGATCCGCGATCATCGAGAAGCAAATGCTCATCCTCGGCCAGAAGCTCGACACGCTGCTCCAGCAGAAGACTTCGACCGCCGAGCCGATCCAGACGCCGCCTCAGCCAGTGCCGATGCCGCCTCCGGTGAACAACGTCGTCACCAACGCGGACGGCACCATAACCGTAAACGGCACGTTGTTCTTGCCAGCATCGGCAGCGTGCGGGCAATCCACCGTCTCGGCGACGGCGGCAGCCTGCGGTGCAAGCCAGTCGGCCACCGCCGGCAGTACACACCAGGGCCTGTTCTCAAGAATGCGTGACAGGCGAGCGGCAAGACGTGGCGCAGCCAGCGGGGGTTGTTCCTGATACACTGGCAACGCTTGATGCCTTCTCCGATCCGGCCCTCCAGAGGCACCTGCTCTGGAGGGTTTTTGCATTTGGAGTCAGCCGATGGCGCTCGAAATCGACGTTCAGATGGTCTTGCGGGCGTTTAAGCCGTCAGTCATGGGCGCGCCGATCGGTATGCAGGTCCCGGACACCCAGATCAACATGATCGGCCAGTTCTTCATCGGGCCGACAACCATTTCCGTTGCCAACACGCCGATGGCGATCCCCCTCGGCCAGGTCTCTTCGCCGGGGTGGTCGTTCTGGCTCAACGTGGACCCTTCGACCTACATCCAGTTCTTCAACGGGGCGTCTGGGGCGGTCTTTATGACGCTGTACCCAGGCCAGCCCGCGTGCCTGCCGCTCGATCAGAACTGCACGCCATTTGCCTGTGCCAACCCGACCGGGAACCTTGCGGCGAACTTGCAGTACATGGTTTTGTCGTTCTGAGGATGCCGGATGCCCTTCAACATTTACCTCGGACCCAACGGCACTATCAACAATCCGGTAAGCGGACAGTGGAACGTGCGCTCAAACTGGCTGAACAACGACAACAACTACAACGTGGACTGCGACATTGGCACGGCGACTGGAATAGGTTGCGGGGTGAGCCTGGATTCGGCCAACGCGAACATCGGCCCCATCGGGACTCTGACGCTTAATAACTCGTCGCTTGCCCTCACATCGAATACACCGCAGGGCGCGGTCCTCAATGTCAGCGGGACGTTCGTAGGGTTGCGAAACTCCACAATGCAGGTGCCTGGACAGTGGAACGTGAACAGCGGCCAAGTCATCTTCTCGACCGGCTCCCAACTCTACATTGGCAGGCGTGCTGAGTGGAATAGCAACGGTCAAGCCGTTACTATTTCTGGCGCCGCCCTTCTGACGATCGGCGGCTACTTCACGGTGGATAACGAGATCGTTGTAGACGTGAACAGTACCGTGACACTCCAGAACTGCCAGATAACCGGAAGCCTGGTGTCCAACGGCACAACAAATTTGAAGGTGGTCCAGTCAACCATCAACATCAACGGAATGCCCCAGGGTTTCGTTGGCCTATCGGTCGTAACCCTGAACGCAAACCTGAACGGCATGGTGGTTGATGTGCTTTCCTCGGGCTGCGCTATCCTGCAGGTCGAGGGGGACCTTACCCTCGCAGCAGCAGCAACTCCTAACTGCATCGGCGCTGGGCCAGGTCAGCCGGTGTACACCTTCGCCACTTCCAGCTTCGGCACCATCGCCTCGCCAGCACCCCAGGTCACGATCTTCGGGCAGCAGTATAACACGATCCAGAACGGCAACCTGCTGCAGTGGTCCCTCGCTGTCGGGCATCCTCCCCTGCAACTGGCGCAGATCATCAACGTGCAGCCGCCGGTGCAGATTGCAATTGACTATCTCACGTCGCCAGTCACGGACGGGAACACTGTTGGCGGGTTGAAATACCTATGAGCGCTACAACCTACATCGGGCCCGGCGGCAGCATCCAGAACCCGGCCTCGGGCGCTTTCGAGGCGCGGGCCAACTGGTCGGAGAACGACAACGACTACAACCGGACTTGCATCATCAACGGGGCGTCCAACACCGTGACACTCGGCGCCTCGGTCGGCAAGATCGGGTCGCTCATCGTCACCGACGCTTCCTTACAACTCAACGTCCCGGCGAGCATCGGCCATCTCGTAGTGACGGGTGCCGGCACGATGCAAATTGGCACGCCGACTGCGCCGGTGACGTTGACCACGGGGCCGGCGACCATCTCGGCCGGAGCGGTTGTCATTGTTCCTGCCGGATCGTCTTGGATTACCGGCGGCGCGCCCATTGAGGTTCTCGGCTTCGGCGGATTGGTGGTCGTCGGTGGCACGGTCGATGTGACCAACAGCAGTTTCTCTGGAACGGTCCACGGCAGCGGTCTCTCTGTCATCATCCTCGACGGTGGAACGGTACGCGGCAACCTGAACGCTGGCGGCCAACTTCGCGTGCAGCATTTCCACGGACCGAACAGCACCGTCACGGGTGACGTACACACCGGAATGCTTGCCTCGTTTAGCGTGATGACCAATTCCAACGCGCAACTGAACGTGGGTGGTCAGCTTTACATGGCCTCCGCTCCAAGTCTTCTGCAGCTCGACGGTGGCCTTGGCGGCACGAGTTATCAAATCTTGAACGTCACTCAGGCGATGAGTGTGCCATCGGATTTCTCGATCGCCTTCGGGCAGAACTACGGCATGGAAACGGGATCGACCCCGCCGTATACGATCCGGATGCAACTCAACGGAACAAATGCAGGGATTCCTGTAGTACCTCCTCCGGTCGTCAACCCAGCCGATGGGTTAGGCAATGACGATTACCTTCTCACGCTAGGGCAGACCAGGCTAAGGAACAACATTCGGACAGGCTTCCCTCGCGCCGATAATCCGCCGCCGCCATCGCCGCCCCCGACCTATCCCCCCTATTCCAACGGGACGTATCGACTCAGGAACAGCGTGCGGCTCGGCTACACGCAACTCGATGTCGTGGGCGTGGTCCCATACGGTGCCCCGACGACGGCGCCGACTGTCTCGATCACAGCGGAGGGCGGCGGCTTGATGTTGCTGACATGGCCGAACATTCCGCTCGCCACGTCGTACAATGTGTTCCGCGGCACGTCCTCTGGCGGCGAAGGAATTGTGCCTTACCGCTCGGTCCCGACATCGTTTTTGCTCGACACCGGCATCCCGCTTACCTCCTACTGGTACATCGTCGTTCCCGTAAACCAAGCCGGCTCCGGGTCGGCCAGCGTCGAAAAGAGTGTCGTCTGCATTTGAGGGAATCATGGCCAACGAAGTAAGCCTCGGTCAAGCCGCCTTCACCTTCTTCAAGGCGTCCCTGATGGCGAACCCCCTCACGATCCAGGTCCCGCCCGGCTTTACTTGGAACGTCAACGGCAATGCCTTCGTCAACCAGACTATCCTCGTGCCCACCGGCGGCATCGCGGTCCCCCTCGGCCAGGTCACCGCGCCGCATTTCTCGGTGTGGCACAACATGGACACGAACAACTTCATTACCGTGGCAAACGTGCAGGGCGACCAGCCCTTCATGCACATGGGGCCGAGCGAATTCTGCTTCGTCTCGCTCGATTCCAGTGTGGTTCCGTGGGCCATCGCCAACACCGCGGCGTGCCTTTTAGAGTACCTGATTATCCAGTTCTGACCGGGACGCGCCCTTGCCATCTCTGAACGACACGGTTAGGATGCACCGCAGCAAGTGGTGGAGAAACGAGAGCGAAGGTGCCGGCCCCCGAAGAAACCACAGTCGCCAACCTTGTCACCCCGACGGCGCCGGCAAGTCCCGAGCCGGGGGCGCCCTTTCAGCAACTCGCGGCCGAGTATGAGTTGCCCAATTCCGACATCGACCCCGACAAGTTTCGCCTGCCGGGTCAACCCAACACGACGCAACCCGCTGCCACAACCCCGGCGCCGACTCCAGCACCCGCAACGCCGCCAGCACCCGCAACGCCGGCCCACTCGAAGCGGGCCGTCCGCATGGCCGAGGCTTTCGGCATCTCGAAGGCCGAAATCGACTCGATGACGCCGGACGCCCTCGACGAGACGCTGGTGATCCTGAACCGGACGATCCTCGACGAACGGCAGCATCTTCTGACGCTGCCGGCGAGGACGCCACCGCCTCAGCCAACCGCACCGCCCGCGCCACCGCCGGATGAACTCGGCATACCGCCCGAGATCGCCGAGCAGCTTGACCCGTCCATAGTGGCTCTCTTCAAGCGGCTCTCCGGGGAGATCAGTGGCCTCAAGCAGCAAATCGCCGAATCGGGCCAGCGCGAGAAGGCCCGCGAAAACGAGTCCTTCCAGCGCCGCTGCGACCGGGCCTTCTCCAAGCACGAAACCATCCTCGGCAAGGGGAGCTACGCCGAGTTGACCCCGAACGGTCCCGAGCTGCGCCGGCGGCAAGCCGTCCTCGACACGGCGGGCCGAGACACGTCACGCATCCCCTTCGAGCGGAAGATTGAACTCGCCGTGGAGGCCCTGTTCGGCGGCAGCGCGCCGGCAGCGACCATCACTCCACCGGCCCCGGCTGCGCCAGCGCCGACAGTTGCCGCGCAGCCGCAACCCACACCGGCCGACCTCATTCAACGGGACGCCAACGGCCGCATCACCGGCCGCATCACGCCCGACCAGTGGGCCGCGTCTCGCGTCGAACGGCCAACCCACCGCACGACGGCGCCTCTGCCCCCCGGCACCGAGCGGGCCACGCAATTCCTGAAAGAGAATCTGGCCGCCATCGACGCCGCAAGCACCAACGGCACGTCGCGGGCCCAGGAAGAACAAGACCTCCCAGACTGACCCCGGCGTTGCCGGTTTTAGGAGTACGCCATGCCTGTCCTTCAATCGTCCGGGATCGCCGATCTGGTTGCGATGACTCTTCCCCAGCTCGGGAAGCTCAAGTTTACGGACTTGATGAGCAACTACCAAAACACGATTATCCTCAAGCGCACGATGAAGAAGGGCAAGATGACCTTCGAGAGCGGCGCTTCGGTCGATTTCAACGTCATTACCGACACCAACCACTCCGCGAAGATGGTCGGCATCGGCCAGGTCGACAACGTGGACATCCCCAACCTGATGACCAAGGGCGAAGTCCCGTGGCGGCATTGCACCTGGAATTGGGCGCACGACAACCGCATCCTCGCCATGAACCGCGAGCCGTCGCGGATCGTGGATCTTCTCCAGACCCAGCGCATCGCCGCGTTCGGTGACGGGATCATTCTGTTCGAGATCCAGGGCTGGCAGTGCCCGGCCTCGACCGACACCGTTTCCGCCTACGGCATCCCGTATTGGGTGGTCAAGAGCAACACGGCCGCCACGCAGACGAACAACAACGGCTTCAACGGCGGCGCCCCGACCGGCTACACCACGGTCGGAAATATCAACCCGACCACGTTCCCGCGGTGGCAGAACTACGCCACGCAGTACACCAACGTCTTGAAGAATGACTTCGTGCGGAAGGCTCGCCGCATGATGTTCTACATCGACTTCCAGCCGCTCGTGGACGAAATCCCCACCTACAACACCGGCGACGACTACGGCCTGTACGCCAATTACTCGCTGGTGGCCGCGCTCGAGGAACTGCTGGAGGCCCAGAACGACGACCTGGGCAACGACATCGCCTCCATGGACGGCAAGACCGAGTTTCGCCGCAAGCCGGTCACTCCGGTTCGGCAACTCGACCTGGACACGACGAACCCGCTGTACGCCCTGAATTGGGGCGAGTTCCACGCGATGGGCCTGCGGGGGCTGTGGATGTACGAGACCGTCATCCCCGTCATGCCGAACCAGCACAACGTCTCGGCGACTCACAACGACTGCAGCTTCAACTGGTTCTGCAGGAACCGCCGTCGCAACGGCGTCATCGCCACCGACGTCACGATGCCGTCCGCCATCGCCGTCTAACCGCGGCTTCGGCCGCATCGCAAGAGGAAGCCATGAACAAGCCGACATACACGCCCGAGTCGATCGAGGTCCGCGTGGCCTCAATGGAAGAGGACTGCGCGGAGAAGATCGCCGAGGGCGGGGACCTTCACATGACCGCCACGGTCCTCCCCGAGGTCCGCTACCTCATCGAGCGCGTGAAGTCGATCCGCAAGCGGACCAAGACGGAGCCCGAGGCGGCGCTGGGCCTGATCGAGACGTCCCTGCAGGCGCTGGAGCGTCGGTACGGGGCGGCCGTGAGGATGGGCAAGTTCGTGCGGATCAAGGCGGCGATCATCGCCGACATGCGCTACCTGCTCGACCAGCTCCGCATCGAGAACAGCAACGAGGCGCGGGAGAAGATCGAGGTCGACGAGTTCGACGCGGCAGCTTCGGCCGGGGTTGCGTAAACGACAACCAGGGGCGACCCTGATTCCAAGGAGCTTTCGATGGGAACGAACAATATCCAGTTTCTGGTGCCCGACAACACCCGCGACCCGAGCCCGACCATCTGGGGCAACGCTCCCATCGGGGACATCCTCGACAACCCGGCTCGCGGCTGGCACTTCTACGACGAGTTCCGCGACTTCCCGTTGGCCGGCACGCAGACCACCCAGATCGGGGCCGGCAAGTACAAGGTGTTCGCCACCGCCTCGGCCTCCGTCGTTCCCGTGTCGGTCATCAACTCGGTGGAGCAAAGCGCTCCGGCGATGGCAAACAGCGTCGTCGTCTCCACCTCGGCCACGATCGCCCAGGCTTACGAGCAGGCCCGGCTCTCTGGGGTGCCCGCGACGGACGGCAAGCTGTGGTTTGAGGCGCGAGTTGCGATCAAGGGCATCGTTGCCACCACACAGGGGTTCTTCCTCGGGCTGGCCGAGACGGAAGGCTTTACGCTGGCGACCGGCGTACCGCTCAACGGGACCGCTGCCACCCCTACGGCTGGCGGCGCCATGATCGGCTTCCAGTCGATCGAGACCGGGCCGCTCGCCATCAACACCGTCTACAACGACTCGGCGACGTCGTTTACCACGGTCCAGGCCGGAACCGCCGGCACTGCGGCCCAGGGCCTCACGCCGACGTTCGAGCCCACCGCGCCCGTGGCAGCCGGTTCCTTTGGGGCAACGGCTTACACGTTCACCAAGCTGGGCTTCGTGTACGACCCCTCGCTATCCGCGAACTGCATCACCTTCTACCAGGACGGCCTGCCGTTCGCTACGACGATCAGCAACGCAACGCTGGTCGCCACCACCAACCTCAAGGCCAACGCGCTGGCGATGATGTTGGCCGTGGTCGGCACCGGGACCGGGGCGGTCTACATGCAGTGGTGGCGGTGTGCTCAGCTCTATCCGTAAGGCCGGGAGTCCGGGAAAGACCGGCGTGTGACCCTTGGCATACCGGGCACCGGCCCAAAGGACGAAGGATGCGAGTTTTACAGGCTGTGCTGTTCATCCTCTTCCTGCCGTTCATTCCCCTGCATTGGGCGATGTGCAGGCTTTCGGCAAAGCCTTGTCCGAAGTGCGGCGAGAAGTGGATGACGGAGTTGCTGGGGGAATGGGACGGAGAAATGTGGGGTTGCCGGACCTGCGGCCATTATTGGGAAACGCCCTATGCCAGCCAAAAGCCAAGCGCAACGTAAATGGGCTTTCGGAGTCAAGGGCGCTAAGTGGGCCAAGGCTCACCACTACGACAACCCAGGCAAACTCCCCAAGCGCGTCAAGAAGAAGGGTCGAGTCAAGAAACGCAAACTCAAGAGGAAGCGATGAAGAAGCCAAAGCCAAAACCGAAGTCCAAGTCCAAGAAGAAGTGCAAAGGCTGCGGGCGTCCGATGTCGAAATGCTCCTGCTGAAACTGACCCATGCCCGAATCGTCACTCACCATCGCGTTCAGAGAGCTCCAAGCCGAGCTGGGCCAGTTCCTCGGCTACGGCAGGGGCACGTACTACGGTGGGCCGCCCTGGACCGATCCAGCCACGGGCAACGCCGGCAAGCAGCAGACGATCGACTCGGCGACCAAGAGCGGCCTCCGTCGCTTCTACTTCTCGGCCATGTTCCCCGGCATCCCGATCGCCTACAACTGGTCGTTCCTCAAGCCGACTGCCACCCTGGACCTTCCCATTGGTGCCGGCCCAAATGGGTACGTGACGGTTCGCCTGCCCGACGACTTCGGCGGCCTCGAAGACGACGGCTCGATCCTCCTGGCATCGCAAGCCCTCTGGCTGCCGATCCACGTTTACGGCGAGGGGATGGTCCGGCAGAAGTACAGCGAGTTCCCCACGCTGACCGGCCAGCCCACGATGGTAGCCGTGGTGCCGATCAAGGGCACCGGCTTTGAGAGTGGCCAGCGGTTCGAGCTTCTCTTCTACCCGGTCCCGGACCAAGAGTACACGATCCAGTTCGCCTATCGAATCCTGCCGGACTGCCTGAGCGGAGCGTTGCCGTACTGCTACGGCGGGGCGCAGCACTCGGAGACGATCCTGGAAGCGTGCAAGGCAGCGGCCGAGCGGAATCAGGACGATGCGGTGAGTGTTCACGAAGAACACTACCAGCAGCTTCTGGCGGCCTCGATCAGCTACGACCGCAACTTGAAGCCCCAGCGCCTGGGCTACTGCGGGGACGGATCGGAAGAGAGACGGTGGACGCGGCGCGACCTTTACCAGAACCAGACCGTGACCTTTGCCGGGGTGTTGCCGACGTAATGGAAATCGAAGTCGTATCGACCTGGTTCAGCAAGGCTCGCGTGGTCAACCAGACCTCGGCCAGCTACGTCTCCAAGGTTCCGACCAACACGGAGCCGGCGGCAGACAACGGCACCAGCGCGACCGGATCGGCAGCCATCAACAACGGTGGCGGGGACAGCACGCGGACGGGGCAGAATTCGCTGGTGGTTCTCCCTTATGGCATCGGTGCGGACGATGTGACGTTCAACATGCAGGTGATCGGCTGGCGGGTGATCGGCAGCCAGCCCATCTCGCTGCTGTGGGTGCCCTCGGTGCTGATCGACGTGGCGTGCACGGCGGGCACCTCGACGGGCGTTGCCGGGATGCAGGTCCTCAACACGGAGCGGTTCGCCGACACCATCACGGTGACGACACAGCCATACACGATCGGCAGCGACGGCAACGCCCACATTACGAACATGGGAACGCCGATCGTCAACTCGCCGGCTAACAACGGCATTGCGTTCGTGGTGGTGCCGCTGTACGGGTTCCAGAAATTCGAGTTTTCGTTCAACCTGAACAGCAGCGCGACGAGTTGCAATGCGCTGTACGCTTTCATTTGAGGCTGCCGTGGCCAAGAGCAAGAAGCATCCTGGGTTCAAAGCCGTTCAGAAGAAGATCGGTAAGAAGTATGGCATGAAGGCAGCGGGCCGCATCCTTGCCTCGGCCACGCGGAAGGCGTCAAAGAAGGCCAAGCGAAAGAATCCCCGGTTGAGGAGAGTCAAATGAGCAGCCGATTTAAGATTCAGGACGCCACCGGGGTTGTGATCGACGACGAACCCTATGGCATCATGAAGGTCATCACCAACACGGCCCCAACCGCAGCGGCAGCCGGCTACGGCGTGGGCTGCGAGTGGACCAACACCGCCGGCGCTGCGGGCGCCATCCTCTACATCAACCAGGGCACCACCTCCTCGGCCACCTGGCTTGCCATCGCGTAAGTCCCCTCAGACGTCGCAAGGAGAATTCCATGACAAGCATGTACAACGTCCTGACGGGTGCCGAAACCTCGGCGGCTCTGGTACTTGGCGCTGGAACTACCATTGGGGGCGCGATCGTGGGCGGCTCCGGGTCTGTGGTCAATGTCACGGCTGCCACCTTGACCGTGACCCAGGCTGCCCATGCCGGCAAGTTAATCACCATCAATGCGGCTGGCGGCTGCGCGGTGGCCCTCCCGGAGCCGTCTGGCTCGGGAAGTTCGTACAAGTTCTACAACATGACGGCGCTTTCCTCGGCGTCCCATGTCTTCACGCGGTCGGTGACCGGCGACGTCATGGTTGGCATCGCCACCATCGGCGAGGTCGCAAGTGGCCTGGTGTCGATGTTCCTCACCGCGTCCACCAGCAACGTTATCACCCTGAACGGCACCACGACGGGCGGACTCGGCGGCGATACGGTGGAGTTGATCGACATGGCCGCTGGCCAGTGGTTCGTCTCGATCAAGGCGTTCGGCAGCGGCACCATTGCAACCCCGTTCACCCACACCTAAAACAGCCGGGCGTAGAAACGTCGCCCGTGATCCGGAAGCGAGAGGTGAACCATGAACACGCCGACTTACGACGACCGGGGAGGGAAGCGAGTGGAGATGCCGCCCGGCGCTCCGCTGCCCGTCATCAAGATCGCCTTCGACGAAGAGACGCAGCAACTGCGGTGCGGCTTCGAGACCAAGGAGTTCAAGACCTGGGAAGCGGTCAAGGCCATCATCCGTATGGCACGTAAGGCCACGCCGAGCGACATCCCCAACAAGGGAGAAATCCTGCTGGAGTGGGACGCCAAGAATCAGATGGTCAAGGTCGGCCGCTGCCCCCTGACCTTCCGAAACGATGACTTCCTGGACGCCGTTCTGGGCATGGCGGAAGACCAGACCGACTTCAACCTCAAGCACGCCCTGGCCATGAACGCGGCCAAGGCGCAACAGGAGGAGATGCTTCGGATGCAAGCTGCCCAGCGCAACGCGGCCAACATCGGTAAGGTGCTTACGCGCTAACGACCTTCCGCCCCGAGTCCTGGCGTTCTTGACCACCTCTTGCGGCGCCGGTCCTTTGGGCGGATTTCACAACGGGGCCGGCGGCGCTTACGAGCGCTTCCGGCCCTTCCCTTTGGTGGACAATGGCCAAGCCGAAACCTCCAGCAATGCCCGAGCAGTTCGTGGACCTTCTCTTCCCCCTGATGGGTGTGGATGAGGGGGTGGAGTTCCAGATGCAGCGGATGGGCACCTGTAAGACGGGAACGAATGTACGGAGCTACGACATGCTGGGGTTCCGGGCGCGTGGAGGGCAGCGCCCTGGGCTCCGACGCTTCTTTGCTCAGTCGCCCTTTGACGCCAACAATAACGGCGAAATCTTCAACGGGCCGCCACCCTTCGAGGGCACCGATTGAGGCTCCAGCATCTACAGGTCATGGTGAACCCCAACTCGCCTTCTGTGGCCGGCGGTAGCGGCCCGCAGACGGGTCCGACCCGGAACGCAATGGGCGGCTACGGCGGCTACCAGCCGATCCGCTACCCGGTGAACCCGGAGATCGTCCCGCCTCCCGCGAACCCCGTGCTGCCACCACTGCCGACGGACATAACCCTATACTTCGCGCTGGCCTTCTCGATCCAGCAGTATTATCAGGTCAAGGTGGGCACCTCGGCGGAGAACCCCGCCTCGGGGCCCGGCAGTACCGTGTTCACCGGCAAGCTGAATGGGACGCAGCTTTTCTCGGCAACGGTGCCGATCGACACGAACACCTACAACTACTTCTTCCTCAGCAACAAGACCATCCCCTACGACTGCTTCCCATCGCTCAACATCGGCTCGCCGCCCAACTTCAACACGCCCTTCGTGCTGAACGTGGGCCAACTGAGCATCCCAGGCGACAACGCGGTAGTTGCCACGGCAAACTTCACGGTGCAGTTTCTCCTCAACTCGCCGGACTATGTTTGTGTGGTGGCGGCCGAGGGGATCGTGCTGGGGTGGAACGGAACGGCGTGGTATTGCATCGGCAACTCGGCCCAGAATTGGGAGAGCATCGACCAGCCGACGCCGGGGGGCACGACGACGTTCACGGGCAGCCTCACGAGCGAGGTCAATTACAGGTTGTGAGATGGACAAGGAAGAATTCAAGTCGATCCACTTCCCGCACGCCGGTATTGACATGACCGCGCGCTACGAGGATCAACCCAACCGGCCGACCATCCAGGGGCGATACTCCAGAACGACCCGCCAGGCCATGAACTGCCGCTCCTTCGAGCCGGCGACGGATAGGATGCGTGGAGGGCAACGCGGCGGCCTGACGCAGTACATCCCGAACCCCGTGGGCTACCTGACGCAGTTGGTTCAGCAGCTTGGAATCGTGGTGGAGGATAGCCCAATGGAACTGAACCAATCCGGCCGCTCTGTCCTCGTGATCGCCGTTGCCGGGGGCTACGTCTATACCGCATCACCAGGCGACCCGGCCTTCTCGACGCCGACCAACAACACCCTCTTCACGCCGCCGCTCAACGCCGCCGGCATCGTCTTCTCGGCCGTGAACAATCAGAAGTGCTGGTTTGCGGACGGCTCGAACTGGTGCTACTACGACCCCAACACGAACAGCGTGGAGACGTGGATCGCCTCGGCGGGCCAGCTTCCCGTGGACATTGCCGGAAACACGCCGCGGCTCATCTGCACCTGGCGGGGCCGCACCGTTCTCTCCGGCCTGTTCTTCGATCCGCAGGACTGGTTCATGTCGCGTGTGGGAGACCCCACCGACTTCGACTATGGGCCTGAGTCGGTGGACCCAACACAAGCCATTGCCGGAGAGAACGCTCCGCAGGGCTTGGTCGGCGACATCGTGACGAATCTGATCCCCTACAACGATGACGTGCTGATCTTCGGCGGGGACCACACCATCTACATGCTCCAGGGCGACCCCATGCTCGGGGGCCAGATTGGGCTCTTGTCGGATGCAATCGGCATGGCGTGGGGGCAGGCGTGGTGCCGAGATCCTTACGGCACGGTGTATTTCGTGTCGAACCGGATGGGCATTTACTCGCTCCAGCCGGGGACCGGCCAGATAACCCGCATGTCCCAGCAGATCGAGCAGTTCATCCAGGACATCGACACCGGCCAAACGTGCATCCGGCTCATCTGGGATGATCGCTTCCAGGGCCTGCACGTCTTCCTCACGCCGGTCGCCGGGCCAGCGCCGGCCACGCACCTGTTCTGGGAGCAACGGGTGGGGGCCTGGTGGTTCGATCAGTTCTCGTCGATCCAGTTCAACCCGCTCTGCTGCGTCACCTTCGACGGCAACCTGCCGGGGGATCGCGTGGCCCTCATCGGCTCGTGGGATGGGTTTATTCGCTACCTCGACCCTGCGGCACCGGATGACGACGGCATTCCGATTCAAAGCACGGTGACGATCGGGCCGCTGGTGACGGAGAACCTGGATGAGATAATGGCAAAGGACTTTCAGGCAATCTTGGCAGAGGAATCGGCGCCGGTTACCTACGCCGTTTACGTTGGTCGATCAGCCGAAGCCGCGTTGAACACGACGCCTGTTGCAACCGGAACGTGGCAACCGGGTCGAAACCCGCTGGAGCCTGCCGGGCGCTGGGCTGGGCACGCCATCTACATCACCTTGTCGGCATCGGCGCCCTGGGCGCTGGAGGCGATTCGCTGCCGACTGGCAACCCAAGGAAAAGTTAGGCGGCGCACACCTTACTAGCTGACATGCCGCCAAATCTTCTTGCGCGCCACGCAAGAAATCAGGGATTTATGCACGCCGACGTCTCGCGCGATGGCAACTTGCATCTCTCCGCTTGCCAACCGGAGCCGGATGTCACGCACTAGCGCTTCCGTCAGTTTGGCCATGCCGTGCTTTTCTCCCTGGATGTCGGTCCCGTGAAAAACGCGGTCTGCTGAGTTTTGCTTCGGAGTGCCCCAAAGCAGGTTTGTCGCTGCGTTGTTAGCTGGATTCCTGTCCGGGAAATGTCTGGCTTGCATGCCTTTTGGGCGAGGACCTACGAATGCTTCGAGTACAAGAGTATGAACGAGGCGCTGGTGGCGTCCTGGGCACAAGGTCACGGAAAGATGCCCGCGTGTGCCGATACCGGGAGCCAACCGATGCCATTCGGTTCCCAATATCCACTTCGTGGTGCCGCCTCGACCGTTGCCCTGTCTCTTCCACGAAGTCCACACGCTGCCGTCGTCGCCAACGCGGTAGCCGGGAAAACCTTCGACATTCCGGTACGTTACGGTAGAATTGCCGTCAGACATGACCATCACCCTCGACTGTGGTGGTTGTGGGAACGCTCGGCGGGTTGCAGCCTGCCGGCGTTCCGCTTATTGTAGGAGCCATCGTGGACCTGAACAGCGGCAGTCAATATCTGGCACTCCTGAACCAAGCGCAGGACTCCTACGCCAACGTGATGAACGGTTACCAGGTTGCGCTGCAGGGGCAGGAAGCGGCCCAGCAGAACATCCAGACGGGCTACAACCAGCTCTACGGCCAGGTCGCCACCACCCTCGGCTACGGCGGCACACCCTGGGGAGTCGCGGCGCCCGCGGCACAAGCCATCGCCGACCTCTACAAGCAGCAGCAGGGAACGACGACGCAGGGCCTCATCAACTCGGGGCTAGGCAACACCACCGTCCTCGGGGCCATGCAGCGCGGCAACGCTTTGGACGCGGCCAAGGCTTACGGCTCCCTCGGGGCACAGTTGGCCCAGACTTATGCCGGCTACCAATCGAACCTCGGACAAGCGGGACTGAACTATGCCAACCAAGCCGTTCAGCAGAACACAGCGCTGCAGAACGCGCAGCTTGGATACCAGTCGGGGTTGCAGCAGACCCTGGCACAGAATGCGAACAAGACCCAGCCGTTTGGACCGAGCGGCACGCCGAGCGTCAGTGATCCAGGAATTCCTGCGGGCCTCAGTGCTGGGAACTACGACAGGACTGGCGGCGGTGGAGGAGGGGGGGGCGTTCCCCAGCTTGGGCCAAACACGATTCCGAGCGGGCCACAGGTACAGACAAGCCCGGACTACACAGGAATGTTGGCCACGCCTGGGCTCAGCGCCTATGGCATGAGTCCGCAAGCATACGTCAACCAACAAACCGGCCAGTCCATCTATGACCCGTCCACATTCGGGGCGGCTGGCCAAGTTGACTACGGTGCCGGGGCTGGCGCGGGCCAGGGGGCAATGAGCCCCTTCAACGACAGCGGTGGCTACGGCCAGCCGGGAGGGTTCGGCAGTCCGGCCGATCTCGGCGGTTCGAGCAGCGGCGGCGGTTACAGTTATGATCCCAACGCTCAGGCGTCGATCCAGGGCGACGGGACGCCTACTTATTCCGGCAGCTACGCTTAGGAGAACCGATGGCACTCAGCGACGTAGCAATCCTCGCGGGCAACGGCGCCTTTCAGGCCCGCGTTCAGGCTGCCATCATCGCAGCCGCCATCTCCATCTACAACGAAGTGCTGGTAGACCAACAGACGATCACGATGGGAGCCGTGACCGCCGGCACGTTCACGCTCACCTTCCTCGGGCAGACCACGACGGCCCTCCAATGGAACAGCAGCGCTCAGGCAATCCAGGCGGCACTCAACCTGCTCACCACCATCGGAGCGGGCGGAGTCGAATGCACAGGTGGGCCTTTGCCTGGAACCGGCGTTGTCGTCAACTTCACGAGCCTTATGATCGGTGGCCAAACGCCGATGACTCACACCGACACCTTGACCGGCGGGGTGGCAACGATCACGCACACCACGGTCGGGACGTGGATCGTCAACCACACCAAGCGGGCCGCTCTGGGGACTAAGGTTCTGGCCAACACGCAAGGCTATGCCCAATTGATGTCGGTCGGAGTTGCTGCGGCAACGGCGGTTCAGACGGACTACCTCGGCGGTGAGAGTCAGCAGGCGTCCGTGACGGACACGGACATAAACAACGCGGTCGCCTCGATGTGGAACGCTTACTCTTGAGGACGCGGCAGTGCCGACCATTCGCACACTGACGACGCAGACCGGCAGGAGAGGCCGTTGGCTCCGTCGTCTCGCGCCTCTCGCGCTGTGCCTCACTCAGTTGTTCCAGTTCTCGCCATTCGCCCTGCGGCTGCCTCCAGCTCATGTTTGGTCGCCGACGTGTTCGGATTGCCTCAAGCACGGGATCGACGCGCGGCTCATTGGGGCTACGGTGGTAGTGCTGACGACTATCAGTACGTCGCCGTGGGCCACTCCATCAGACTGGAACAACGCGAATAACACGATTGAGGCCATATCTGGCGGTGGCAAGGGCGGCGCTTCGGTTACAGGCGCGGCCGGTGGTGGTGGTGGTGGTGGTGGCTACGTTAATGTATCAAACGTCACTCTCTCCGGGAATAACGTCATCAATGTCGGGGCAGGTGGCACCGGAATAAGCGGTGGAGGACAAACCCAGTTTTTCAATTCATCGTCCACTGAGCTATTACAGGTAAACGGCGGGAACAACGGCAACGCCGGGTCAGGCACGACTCCGGGGTCTGGAGGTCCCGGCGGCCAACCAATAGTAGGAACAGTACAAAACATTGGCGGCAGCGGCAGCACTCCCGCACTGGCTACAGATCAAGGCGGCGCTGGCGGTGGCGCGGGTGGCGTTCATGGAAGCGGAAACAACGGAGGCGCCTCAAGCACAACGCAAGGCGGCACTGGAGGCCAAGGCGACGGGACAACAGGCGGCACAGGCGGCATCGGTGGTTTAACCGGGACGCCAGGCGCGGGCGGTAATGCTGGCAGCGAGTTAGGCGGCGGCTCTGCTGGTGCGGGAGGCGGCGGCGGTGGAGGCGGCCATCTCGGAGCTGGTGGTCAGGGTGGTCTCTACGGAGGCGGGGGCGGCGGCGGTGGACTCGCAGGGAGTGAGGCGGGCGGCTCGGGCGCCGCTGGCTGCATCGTCATAACCTACGTCCCTATCGCGGCCATCCCCAATAAGATCATCGTCGTGGGTCAATCAGTCTCAAACGCGGCTTCGTTCTAAGGGTTTGTTTGCCGTAGGTGGCGGCCAGTAAAGGAAAGGTGATCCGATGCAGTATTCGATGGCAAACGGACCCATGCAGACCACGGCGGCCTTCGCCAAGGTCACCACGGGCACCGCGGTAAAAACGATGCTCCAGGTCAAGACCACTCTCCCCATCCGCATCGTCGAGTGGGGCTGGTCGTTTGACGGCTCCGCAGCGGCCACCCCCGGCGAGATCGAGTTGATCGAGACGGGCACGGTGTTCGGCACCGTCACTGCCTACGCCACCGCCGACATCACGCGGTACGACGGCGAGGCCCTGCTGTTCGGCGATCCCACCGCCTCCAGCGTGCTGTTCAACGTCGGCACCTCGGCGTCGGGCTACACCTGCACGTCGGAAGGCTCGATCACGGCTGTCCGCAACCTGGCCGGCCCTCAGCTTGGGGCACCCACCAACCAGTTCGTGCAGCAGTTCCCGCTCGGCTACCGGCCGCTCGTGCAGGCCGGGGACGCGCTCCGCATCCGTGTCACCTTCGGGACTGCGGTGAACATGTACTGCTACGTTATTGTGGAAGGTTGATAACTAGACTTCTTCGCGGCGTGTGCTAACCCAGGTAAGCAAGATCCTCCGCGGGGTCGCCTGGAAACAACAGCATCCGTCCACCCAGGAGGTTTGACATGGCCGAGATTCTCAAGCTGCTGCCCAACGGCGGCTACCGCGCTCCGGAAGGTTCCCCCTTTTCGGACATGACCAAGGAAGAGGTTGCCGATGCCCAGGCGTCGGCCCGCAAGACGAAGCCCTGCTTCAAGGGGCCGCACAATGCGCCCTGGGAACAACATCACCCGGTCATGCGGGCCGAGTGGGAGTCGATGGGTCACGGGCCGGATAAGCCGCACCCGGACGACAGCTTCGCCGAGGTTGAGCAAGCGGTGGTGGACAACGCGAAGGCCAAGAAGATCGAGGCGTTGAAGGCCCAGCTCGCCGCCCTGGGCGCGTGAGGTTAAAAGATGTCGCTCCTCGGGCGCAGGCAACCGTTTCGCCCAATCATCCTGCGCTCGGGGGGCCGGAAATCGACTGCGCAAGTCCTTAACGTCCAGGTCATCTCTCAGCAAGCCGCCATCTACCCGCGCCGTCCGCGTGGGGTCTCCATCATCAAGGTCCGGGGTGCTCCGCAGTCAGTTGCTCGCCTGACCAACGTAGGCGTCATCTCCCAACAGGCGGCGATCTATCCGCGGCGACCGCACGGGGAAGTCATCATCCTTCGCCGCGGTGCTCCGCCATCCGTGGCGCGATCAACCACTGTTGGGGTCGTCTCCCAGCAAGCGGCAATCTTTCCCCGACGGCCACGCGGGGCAATCGTGCTGCGGTCGTCGCTGTTGCCCAGCCAGCCGTCCACCGCTCGATTCCTCGGCGTCAGCGCTGCCCAGGTCGATACCATCCCCAGCCGGCCACGCGGAGCTGTCATTATCAAGGGGGCCGAACAGTATCTCGCGGCCTACCCGTCCTCGGCACGCTTCATCGGGACGAATGCGGCGATCCAGGCGGCCGTGCTGCGCTGGGGCAAGCGGGGCGCGGTTAGCGTCGAGTCGTCTCTGCACATTGCTAACCCGGTCGCCAAGTCGCTCGTTGTCGGCCAGTCCCAGCAGGGCAACCTCTTCCCGTGGCGCTCGCGTGGCCACGTCACCATCGAAAGCAGCCTGACGCTCGGGAAGGCGCCGGTCACAACCTTCGTTGCCCCCAAGGGACAGGCGGCTGCACAAGCGGCAGCGGCTTTCTCGCGGCGGCCGCCGGTCCATACCTTTGTTGAGATGCCGCCGCAAGGCATCACGGGCTGCGTGGGGTTCGTGCCGGCGTCACATAACGCCCGACAGTTCGCCCAGACCGCTCTGCCTTTCGCGCTGACCTACAACCAGAATGTGCAGGCTGGGAGCCTGCTCGAAGTGACGATCGGCATGTTCGGGAATGCGACCGTCACGGTGACGGACAGCCTGGGCCAGGTCTACTCCCAGGCCGGCAACTACTCGACGAACGGCGCGGTGCGTGTCTGCAAGTTCTATTTCCCCAACACGGCCGCTGGCGCCTGCACAGTGACGATCACGCCAAGCATCTCGGTCCTGCCGACCGTGGACCTCGCCGAGTATACCGGCGTTACGCCAGCGAATCCCGTGGTAGGCACCGCCCATGATGCGGGCACAGGCGCCAATCCGGACACCGGGGTTGTGACGATCTCCGCGCCTGAGAATCTGGTGACGGCGGCTTACACGCAGGGATCGGCGAACGTGGCACAGAGCACGGTCGCCAACCCGTTCCTTGTCCGGACTGCCTTCCTCAATGGCGGGTCGTTGCAGGGCCTCGGCACGGCCGACAACGTTAACGCGCTGGTGAACGAGCAAGCGGTGTTCAGCACCACGACGTCGACCACCTGGGCGGGTATGGCGGTCAGCTACCGGGCCATCTGCAACACGGTGCCGTCTGCTGGCGCGTATATCTCGCCGAAGGGGGGCGCAGCGTCGAAGGCTGCAACGGGGCGGGCACACCACCCACTGTTCCAACTGATCCTCAAGCAGGGGGGCCAGCCACCGCCGATAGCCAGGCCCCTCGTCACCAACCGCGCGGCATCCACGCAAGAATATTTGGAGCGGGACCGCTACAAGCCGATCATCCTCCGAGGTGGTGGCCCGGCAATCGTGGCGAAGCGAATCGAGGTCCAGGGTGCCGGGGCAGTGCGTGAGGCCATCAATGCCTTCCGCCGCAAGCCAGCCAAGACGAACATCTACGTTGCCGGCCATCAGGCCATTGTGGGCACCCTGCGGATCATCTCTCCTTATCAGGCGGCACTGGCCCGGTTCACAAGCCACACCAGGGTTCAGACCTTCTCTGGTGTGCAGACGCATCCGCTGCCGGGCGGCCCTCCGATCGCCGGCATTCCGCTCATCATTTACGAGCAAGCGGTGGCGGCAGCTATGTACTACCGCCGCCGGCAAAAGGTCATCATCAACAAACTCGGGGCGAGGCCGCAAGCCGGGCACATTATCTTCCCGAAGGGGCAGGCACAGCAGGCCGCAACGCGGGCTTACGGTCGCATCCTTCACCCGACGACACTCAAGCTGCTTGGCTACGTGCCGTTCGTGGGAGCAACAAAGATCGCCTCGAAGCCGATGGTGCTGACCTTCGCGGCCTCGGCGTCGATCGCGGTCCATGTCCGGCCCTATCCACCGCCTATCATCATCCCGATTCCGGTGCAGCCGGGCACGGAACCGCTGGGCCACTCGAAGCCGTTCCTGAATCGCGTGCCGCTGAACAAGGGGGAATTGACCCCCGAGCAGGCGCGGAACCTGACGCGGCACACGGACATCATCACGTCGATCATCAACGCCCTCTTTGGCCGGAACGAGTTGAAGCAGGTTGCACCGGCCGACTTCACCTTGACCGGGCTGGGCTCCTACGTCTTCAACGGGGCGCCGGGTATCGCCAACGATGCGGCGCACGGGTACGCTGTAGGTAGCTTCTGGGTGGACACGGCGACCAATCAGCTTTACGTGTGCGTGTCGAACGCCAACGGCGCCGCGATTTGGAAACTGGTGGTGTGACCATGGCCGACGAAACCGAAGAAGAACGCCGCCGACGTGAAGCGGCCGATACGCGAGGAGCCGTCGAGCCTCCGCCACCGACCGGGCTCGCGCCGACCGAACCGCTCCAGGGTGGCCCACCGCCGGCCCAGGCGTCAGCCGCCAGTGTTGCGCCGCCGCCGGATGAACCGTCTTCATCGAGGTATCATCCCGAAGACGAAGCGATGATGCAGCGGGGGTACGATCCCTCCGCTCCACGGTTCACGCCCGGCGACTTCCAGCGCGGCGACATGGGCGGCCAACAGCGGCCCCAGCGCTTGCAGCCGATGGTGCTGGCGCCGCAGTCTCCGCAGCAGCCGCCGGCGCCCCAGGTCCCCGATCAATACGCGAGCCTTACACGCGCCCAGAACGCCGTCGCCCAGGCCACGCTTTCCCCGGCAGAACACCTTCGCCTCGCCAGACTCCAGCAGGGCCTCAACACGATCGAGGAGGAGGCGGCCAACGGCAACATCGACACGCAGACGGCCGACCAAATGCGGCAGCGGATCATGCAGCAGGCCCAGCCGCTCGTGGTGCGACAGTCGGAGTTGCCGGCTCTGGCGATGCAGCTTCAGTACCAGCAGCTCCAGCACCAGACGGCGATGATGGAAGGGCTCCGCGTGCAGCAGGAGATGCACGACGCTACGACGGCTCAGGGGCGGCTGCCACAGGCGCGGATCACGATGCCGGACGGCACGCAAATGTCGATGTACCAGAACCGAGACGGCAACTGGCATCACATCGAGCCGCGGCAGGAACGACCGGACAACAGCGAAGATCGGCAGCAGCAACGCCAACTCGCCGACCATCAGCGTTACGTCCGGGAAGCCACACTCGAAGCCACGCGCGCCTACCAGCACTGGCAGGATCAAGTCCAGCACGCGCGGCAGAATCATACGCCGCCTCCGCCGGCGCCCGAGGAATGGATGCAACACTCAGACAATTACGGTCCTGGGGGCCGAGACCGCACGCCGGTTGAGCGTCGAATAGCTCATTTAGTCGCCGATAAGCATTACATAAACGGTACCACGCCGCCCCCTGGAACTCCCGATGCGAGATTCCCGGCCACCTCTCAGGGAACTCAGGGTGGGCCGCCAGCGGGACCTGGCAGCACGCGCTCCGAACAGCAGCAGGCTTATGATGCCATCCTGAACCAACTCGGCCCGGCGAGGCAGGCGACCGCTCCAGCGCCTGCGCCGGCACCCAACGCGCCGCCGACACAGCGCACGTATTCCAACCCGTGGGATTGGTGGGTCAACCGCCCATGAACGACGACGAACCCGACGTGATGGAAGCGCCGCCGCCGGCAGCGCCACTCGCCGGCGCCCCGCCGACGTGGGACGCCGTTGCGCCGCAAATGATCCAGGCTTTCCCCGACCTCGATCCTGCGGAGATGCGGCGGCAGTACGATGCGCGCACCGAGCCGCATCGCCGGATGGCTGCCGCACGGCAGGACGTGGCGAACCACCCAGAGCAACCCGCGATCAGAGAGGCGGCCTACTGGATGGGCCGATCGGTCCCGTTCCTCTCCAGCGTTGTCAGCGCCGGCACAGCCGAGCGTTCAGCCGCGGCTCGGCAGCGGATCGAAGAGGGGCGTCCCGAGCGGTGGGACTACCATATCGTCGCGTCCCAGGAGCAAATGGACGCCGAGGATCAGCAGCGGCGAAGTACCTTCGGCGGCGCTGTTCTCGACACGGCGGCGAGTCTGCCGGCGGTCCTTGGGGAGTACGCGGCCGGCGCCGGCATCGTCGGGAATATCGGTAGGGGCGGCGGGATGCTGGCCCGGCTCGGCGGCCGAGCGCTCCAGGGTGCTGCAGCGACACCGTTCATTCCGAGTACCTACGTCCCCAGGATGATGCAAGACAACGCCGCTGCTGGCCGGGATCCCCTCGACCCGCGAGGTTTGCCGCCGGCCATCGCCATGGCCGCGGCCGAGAACGCCGTCCTCGGCAGCCTCGGCGAGGTGACCCGGGCCGTCATCCCGGGCCAGGGCATCGGCGCCCGCCTCGGCCGAGTCGGGGCAGGCGCCGTGGCAATGCCCCTTGAACAGGCGGCCGTCGACGTCGTGGGGGGCGCGCTCCATCTCCAGACCGGCTACGGCACGATCGGCGAGTTCGTGAACGGCGACAAGGGGGAAGCCTGGAAGCAACTGGCGATCCAGGCGATGGTCGGGGCCACATTCTCGGCGTGGCACGAAGCGACCGCACCTCGGCCGGCGCCTGTTCAGCGAGGGCCGCTCGGATTGCCGGCGCCCGAAGCTCGAGCGCCGGGATTGCCGGGACCTGAACCGACACCCGGCGCGCCCCCCGGTGGCCAACCACCTCCAGGCGGCGCCGGGCCAACGCCAGAGCCGCCTCCGGGCGCCCAGCCGCCTCCGAACCGTCCATATCAGGGCCGAGTGCCCAGAACAGTGATGGAAGCCTTCGCCCAGGGTGCGAACCACCTTAAGGCGGCCGGATTCACCGAGGAGCAGGCGCAGGCCGCGATGCGCAGGACAATCTTTGCCGCACAGCAGATCACCAACGACACGCGCAGCATCCCGCAGCGCATGATGGACATGCTCGCCGACATCATCCGGCGCGGCCCAGAGAAGGCAGAAGCGGCCCCAGAACGCCCACAAGCCCCGCCAGCGGGCGCGCCGCCAGAGCCATCAAGGACCACTCCAGAGCAGCCTGCAGCAGCGCCAGCGCCAGCACCGGCTCCGGAGGCCCCGCACCCGCTCCAGACGGCTCTTTGGGGCTTCAATGAGGCCGAACGGAAGCTGAAAGACGTTACAGATGCACTTGCCGCACGGCAGGCACAGGTTCAGAAGAATGGCCGTTCTGTTGTCAGTGACAAGACTTACGGTTCTTTGCTGGCACAACTTGAAGGTTTGAGAGAGGCAAGCACCGCCGCACGGGACCGTCTGCACGCCGAACTGCAGGAAGAAAAGGTGCGGCGGGATGCGGCGCAACCTCAGCAACCTCCTCACCCTCCGACCGAGCGCAGGTCATCAACTCGGCCACCGCAGGACCTTTGGGAGCAAATCCGGGCGGAACATCCTGGCTGGACCATTGAACAGACCGGACGCGAGGCAACGCGGCGGCTTGAGACATCGCCCCTGGTCGATCTGCCCAACCGGGCGGCTTTCGACCGGATACAGAAGGCCAAGCCTGGGCCAGTCGGTATGTCCGATGCGGACGGGTTGAAGGCGGTCAACGACAAGTATGGGCACGCCGCCGGCGATGCGCTGCTGCGGGCCAAGGCACATGCTCTCAAAGCGGCCGGACTCGATGCTTACCACGTCTCCGGAGACGAGTTCGTGTACCGGAACCCCGACCCGGCAAAGCTGGAGCGCGCGCGGGCCATCTTGCGGGATACGCCGATCGAGTTCACTGACACGCACGGCAAGCATCGGCGTATCAGGGGAGCCGATTTTTCTTATGGCCTGGGCGCCGACCTGGGCACCGCCGAGAAGGGGATGCACCAGCACAAGGCCCAACGAGAAGCGGCTGGCGAACGTGGCGCCCGTGGGGCGCTGGGGAAGATTCTGGAGTTGCCGAACACGCCGGCGGGGATGGGTGTTTCTCCCGTGGTGAAGGGGATGCCTCAAGATCGGCTCGCCGGCATGGGTCGCAAGTCGCTCCTGGAGAAGATGCGGCAGAAGTCGAGTAAGCCGGTCGCGGTCGAGCCCGGCGTGCGCTCCCAGGACCTGACCGAGGCTCCCACGATCCCCGAGGAGCAAAAGCTGGACGAACGCGAGCAGAAGGTGCTGGCGTTCCGTTCGGCCGACCCGCCGCTGTCCCTCCGCGAGATCGGTCGGCGAATGGGCATCAGCTACGAGACGGCCCGGCTTGCGGAGAAAAGCGGCCTGGCGAAGCAGCAGAAGCAGCGGTCGATCGCGGAAGAGTGGAAGGCCGAGAAGCTGCAGCGGATCGAGGCCCTCCGCGAGAAGCAGCAGGGGCACCTCGGCGGGGAGGCCTACCGGACCATCACGGTAGACGAGATCACCGAGAACCCGGACCGGGCCATCAAGGTCTTCCAGGATTTCCACGACGAGATTGAGAAGAAGATCGCCGACCTGGTGGCCGAAGTGGGTGAAGGGAAGTGGACAGAGGCGAAGATCGACGAGGCGGTGCGGCTGTACGAACAACTGCAAGGGGATTTCAACCATGCCAGAGACCAGAGACACCTCGCCCCAGGAGGTGCTGTTGAGCCACATGAAGGCCATCCACAGCCTGCAGCAGAAAATCCTGAAACTGCCGGGGGTCAAGCAGCGCCTGCAGGCGAGGGTGAACGAACAACCGGGGGCCCGCCATCCGTTCGACGTGCCACTGCAGGGGGGCTTCCGGCACGACAAACTCCGGTTACGGGTCCGGGAGCCTCTGGGCTTCAAACCGTCGCCGCACCTGCAGGGCCAACCCAAACCGCTCACCCCGTTCAAGCCGGCGGGGGAGCCAATCAGCCTGCCGGAGCCGGTGGAAAGCCGGCCGCCGGCGACCTCCTGAGAGACACCGAGCAGGCGATCCCGCTCGCCACGCGGGACGCCATCCGCAAGACGATCGCACGCGGTGATGAGCACGCCATCGGCTACTGGAAGAAGATCCTCGAAGACGAATTCAACTTCGACAGACCCCACGTCAACGCCGTCATCAAGGAGGCTCGGCTTGCGGCTGGGCCTCCGACCTCGCCGCCACGCAAAGACGCGCCGGTGATGAGCGGTGGTTCGCCATACGACCGGCAGCACTACGTTGCGGACCTGCGGCAAGGCATCCGCGGACAGATCACGTTCGACATAATGAAAACCCTCGAACCGGAGGCAGTGAACGATGTCGTCAGAGCTGGACAAGCGGCTGGCCTCGCGCCCACCACGGTACAAGGCGACCTTCGGGCGCTTGCGCACGAAATTGGCAGCGCTGGTCAAGAAGATGCGGCGGAGGAAACCGGCGGGGGGCAAGCCGACGAACTTGCCCAACCCGGCGGCGGAGTCGCCCGACCAGAGAAGGCCGGAAGCCTTTCCGACATCCCCTTCCGAAGCCCCCAGCCTCAGCCCAGCGTCAGCCCCCAGCCTCCCGGACTCAAGCAACCCCAGCAGCCCGGCGGCAGGCCCGGCCGAATCGTCCGACGAGGAGCCATAGACATCAGTGTGTTCCGGGATGCCCCGGCAGCGCTCAAGTCTTGGTGGGACTCGTTCTACGACATGACCGAGAAACTCGGCGGCGTCCAGATGCCCAAGACGGAACGCCTCAGCCCCAGGGCGGCTACCTCGATGGTCGAGTGGGGAGCCTCGGCCACCTACGCCAAGGAAGCGGCTCCGATCTGGGCCAAGAAGATCATGGGCGAAGGCTACAGCGACAACATGGACCGTAAGACCGCCGCGGCCCTTTACGAGCTTCGCTTCCGCTACGCGAAGGCCGCACTCCGCAAGGCGGCTAACGACGCGCTGCGGGCCGGCGACAAGGCGAAGGCGGCCGACTACGACAACCGGGCCCAGAAGATCACGAGCGTCTTCGGGATGCCGGGCTCGCTCATCAACACCGAGAAGGAGTTCCAGTACCTCATCAAGACGCCCGTGTTCGGGCAGATTATGAACCGCTACCTCGAGTTCGGCCGGCTGATGGATGACCTTTACACGAAGGCCAACGGCCGACCGCCGGACTCGATAACCCAGATTCCCGGCTTGCCCTTCAACGCGAAGGTGCTGGAACCTGGCGACCTTACCGGTGCCGGCACGGTGTTCAAACCGAAGCGCGGCAACCTGCGGAACATCAAACAAAAAAGGGATCCTTTTGCGGAAGAAGCCGGTCTCGACGCCGAAGCCTACGATCTGCGGATGTCGGCGATGATCGAGAACAGCCTGAACCGGCGCGTGTCGATCGCCAACCGTGCCGAGGCGAACCGCGTCCTGGTCGCTGAGGGGCTCGGCCAGTGGGCAACCCGCGGCGACAAGGTGCCCGAGTTGCGTGGCGTCCCTGGCCGCGAGGTGCCGTTCGTCCAGCCTCCCCGTGGCACCCAGCAAGCCGCACCATCCGAAACGAGCCTCTACCTGCATCCCGACGTCTACAACGAATACCGCGAGGTCCTCGACATCGACGACCCGTGGAAGCTGTTCCCCGGCTCCGACTACGTGGCCGGCGCCCTGACCAAGATCTCCCTGGCCTCAACCACCGAGTTCATGTCCCACGGCTCGAACCTGCTCTCAGCCATGATGCAGCCTGGCGTCCGGTTCCGCGACATCGTGACCAACTTCTACAAGATCTTGACCGACAACAAGGGAATCCGGGATGCCATCGTGGAGCTGGCCCGCATCGGCGCCATGAAGGACAAGGGCAATGAGACAGGCAACATCTGGGGCGGCTCGACGATGGGGGGACTGCTGACGAAGCCGATCCCGCCGCAGACCGACCCGACGTATTGGGTGGGCAAGCTGCTCGACACGTTCGGGCGGGCCATGCGGCTCACCCTGGATGACGCCTACACCCGTCTGGCGAAGGCTGGCCGCGTGCCCGATACGCAGCTCGACCGGGCCAACTGGATCAACAAGGGGGCCGGCAACTACAACCGGCTCACCTACAGCCGCCTTGTGAAGTTCCTCAAGGACACCGGCATCGGCCCCTTCGCCGTCGCCGGCTTCAACTTCAACATGCGGGCCATCGACAAGGCCATGCTCCTGCGGGCCGGCGTCCGCAACCTCACGCCTCTCCAGTCGGCCGGCTTGCGGGCCTCGATGCTGTGCAAGTTCCTTGGCCTCCTGATCGGCACCAGCGCCGTGAATTTGATCTTGTGGGGCAAGTGGGACGGCGACGACAACACGCCGGTCGGCTCCATCAAACTCGGCGAGTCACCGGAAGGCGAGACGATCTATCTCGACCCGCTCCGCATGGTCGGCGGCCGCCGCGCCCTCAACGTCACCGGAGCTGGCGCCGCCATCCAGGGCCTCCGCGAGGGCAAGACCGGGCCGCAGATCAGCCAGCGGATGGTGAGCGACATCGCAATGAGCGCCGTCCACCCGTCCCTCGGCCCCTACCCGACCGCCATCCACACCGCCATCACCGGCGAGGACTGGCGCGGTCACAGGCTGGCCGATCGCGCCTACGCCGATGAGCATCAGATCTTGAACAACGCCATCGCTGCCCTTCGCACGGCCAACCCGCCGATCGCCACCCTGGGCGGCTTTGACCGGCCACGCCAGCAGCAGCACGCTACTGACGCTTTCCGCCTGCTGGGTCCGTTTGGGCCGCAGTACAAGCGCTGGCCGCAGGTGAAGTGATTCGTTCTGGACGTGAAGGCTTCGGCACGCGCCCAAACAACGCCTTGAACACCTCGACGCCGATCCACCCACAGCACCCGTCCCCGCGCCACTCCAGGGCCGTGTGGACCGTCGGCCGCTTCTCCCACAGCACCACCGAGTCGTCTCCAGCGTGGTAGGTGGCCCAGAGTCGCATCGTTATTTCCCTCTCCAGCCCATGAAACCATCGTACCCGTTTGAATGTCAGCGCGCACTTTGACTAAAGCCTCCCCGGAGCGTTTACCGCTCCCCCCCGAGTTTTGTTCTCGCTGTGCCGGTGAACAATCGAGCCTGGCCATCGGTCCCCGCGTTTGTCTACGGCCGGGGTGTTTCTCCCCGCGGGTTAGCTGCTCGACCCTGATCCCCCCACAGCGCCGGTCGTTTGGGGCCGACCGGAGAAACACGCTTCATCGCAGTCCGGGGCGAGCGGTGCAAGCACCGTGTTTCCGCCGCGGTTGCTGGCTAATCGAGTAAGCGTTGCTGCCCCACGTCCCTGTCAGGGTAATGACACCCGGAGCACGGTGTCCGTTCAAATCGGGTTTTAAGAGGGTTGTCAACCTGAGAAATGCCGTGTAGAATTGGCTCAACGCGGGCCGTCTACAGGTATTCGGCAGGTTCAGGCGACTTCCCCAAAGAAGTCGCCTGTTCCGTTTCTACTCCTCGTCTTCACTCCCGTCCAGCCTTTCCATGCAAATCACCGTCTCCCAATCAATCCGCGGGCTGCCCTTCTTCTCCGCAAGCCGCCTGAAGAACGACTTCCGCTCCTTCGTCCGCCGCTTCGGGGCCTCGAATAGCGAGTGTTCTTCCCCCAGGTCTTTCACCAGCATCGCCCGATGCTCGCAGAGCGTGCGGAAGCCGACAGACTCGCACAGCAGCCGCCAGTTGGCGCAGAATGGCACGATGCGGCCAGCCTTCACGTAGTCCTTGACGACCCATATCGCGTGTCCACCGGGGCGCAGGACGTGCCAGCATTGCTCGACGATCTCGCGGGCGGCGCTCCAGAAGGTTTCGCCGGTGTCGTTGCCGATGTTGCCATTGGTGTCGCCATAAACGCGGTTGGAATCGCGCCAAAGCTGGGCCAGTCGCGCCGCTGGGCTGGCAGCATGGCGGCCGTTTTTGCCATCTGCTGCAGACATGGCGGCAGCAAAAGCGGCGGGGTCTTTGAACTTGCTGCCGCGCAAACCGCCTTCCGCGCCTTTCTCGAATGGCGGACTCGACACCACCGCCGCCACGTCCCCCTCGCGGAGCCGGCCGAGTTGACCGGGGGTGTCGCCGTAATTGTCCGGCCTGTCCGGTTCTTCTATCCATTTCGACCGAACAGGAGCATGCGAGCGTATCGCTGGCGGTTGACAACCAGCTTGCGAAAACGGTGGTGACGACACCACGCACCCCGCCGCTCCCACCAGTTCCGCAAGTTTGCGCGAATCCCCGCACACCATGACCGGCGGCACGTAATCCGCATGGTGCCGGCTCAGGTGTGCCCACAGCTTGAAGTTCTCGCCGGCCAGCGCGTGAAAGCGCGGCTCCAGTTCGCAGCCGACCCAGCGCAGGCCCATGTGGGCAGCGTAGTAAGCGGTCCCAGCAATCCCCCCGAACGGGTCAACGACGCAATCGCCAGCGCGCAGCCAGCCTTGCTCGAAGGCGTGCGTGTAGATACGACGGGAAAGGCCGCGCGCGATCTTGGCGGGATGCGCGAACGCTTCATCGACGATGAGGCCCTTCCAGCCGTCGTCATAGCAGCCATGCCAATCATCCATCATCTTCTCCCGCGTCCAGTGGATGCCGTACCATCGACGGCGCTTTCATCCGCTCGATCCGCACAAACCCGCGTCCTTCGCACCGGGGGCAATGAGGCGCCCCGATCCTGGCAGCGTCGCAGTCGCACTCGATCCAGCGCTGGCGCGTGCCCTGGTTGCCTTTGCCTTGGCGGTGCGGAGTGATGCGGGTGTAGTGCCTCAACGATCAACCCTTTGTACGCTCACCGAAGGATCGCCAGCTCCGAAGCCATCTCTTCGCCCGTAGTAATCGGCTTCGTATCCCAAACTCTGCAACGCTCGGAGCGCCCTCCGCAGTCCGAAGAGGCTGTAGGGGCCGCACCGCACGCCTTTCTGGGGGGTGAAGTCCTCTTTCTCGATGTCCCAGGTGTACACGTAATAGCGCGGCTTCACTTGAGCACCTCCAGAATCTTCGGCCAGTCCGAAGGGCGAAACAGGTACGCCTCAACATTGCCGCCCACCCATTCGAGCAAGCGCCGCCATTCGGCTTGCTCTTTTCGTTCTTTGCCAGTTTCTGATTTCAGTTCCGCGAAGATCAAGCGTGCCGGCGACGAAGGCGGTCCGCGCACCAGAACAAGGTCTGGGAATCCTTTTTGGCTCTTGCGGCTGTCGTAGGTGTGGTAGACCACCCAGCCACGGGCCTCGGCGTAGGCTGTGACGCGGGCCTGGAACTCCTTCTCAGACCACTTCGCGCGGTCGTCGTCCATCGGCACGCCCAGGTCTCGGAACGCCTCGCGCTGGGCGGCCTCTCCTGGTTTCTCTCCGAGGTGGAAGGCCGGGTCGAAACCGGGCATGGCTTCAAGTTGCTTGCGGCTACAGGTTGGCATTGATGGCCTCCTTAACAGCCTGGGCGATCGCCACGCCCATAAAAATTGGAACGCCATTGGCAACAGCTTTCAGGCGCCCCTCGGCGGTCATCTGCGAATGCTCGACGAACGCCGCGCACCACTCGGCAGAGAGGCCCTGCAAGCGGCAGGCATCCTCGAATCGGTAGCGGCCTTTGCCCTTGTCCCGTGCCGATGGCGGAACCCCATGCGAACCGTTGACCGCTTCGTGATTGGTGCGGTCAACCTTGCCGCCTGCAGCCGCTTTCCGCCGGCGCAGGTATTCCGGCTCTGGCAAACCCTGTACGCTGATGCCGCCACCGCTACCTGTGATGCCGGCTTTTCGCGTCCGCTTCACCTTTTCCGAGCCGCCGATCTTGACCGGCACGGTGTTCGGGTCGCTCACGACGGCTTGGCGGCGCGTGCGGCGCGTTTCGTTGGTGGAATCGCGTAGGCCCTGCAAATGGTCCGGTCCCATCGCCGTGACGGTTCTCGTCGACGTGCGCCGCAGCTCCGTCTCGTTCATTTTCCAATTCACGCCGCCGCTGCCGCTCACTGTATCGCGGCTATCATCGGCGGCATCCGGCAGCAGAAACGTAGCCAGGTCGATCCACCGGCGCAGGTCCGGCACGTCGGCATCAGCACGTCCGCGCATGCCAAATGAGAACCGCCGCAGCCGCGTTTGCTCCTGCCCGTGGCCATCGCCGCTGTCCAGCATCGCGTTGTCAAGCAGGAACGACTTCACGCCATAGCCGGACACCACGGGCAGCGGCGCGGCCCTGACGTTTTCCATCACGAACCATGCCGGCAGGGCCTCAGTGACGACGCGCTCGAACTCGGGAATTAGGTTGCCGAATTTCGGCTCGTGCCCGTTGGCCCGGACCAAATGCGCGAGCGACGAAAACGACTGGCACGGCGGTCCGCCGATGACGCCTGCGAACACGCCAGGCGGGTAATGCTCGGTGCGCACGTCGCCGCCGAAAATCGGGTCACCGCCGCGCACGACACAGAATCCGGCTTGCGAGAATGCGGTGCCGAGCATGTCGATACCGGGGAAGATTGACAAGACAAGCATCTAGCGAATGACCTCCAGCAACCTCTCCGACAGCAACCCGCCGGCCCTGCACGCCTTGATATGCTTGCAACCACCGCCCGGCTTGTTGTGCCGGCGGAAGGTGTAGTCGGCACAGTCGCACTCCACGCCGTTCGGCGTGACGATGACATGGTAGACCGCCTCAGAAAGCTCGCCATCCTCCTCGTACTTCGCCAACTCCCAGGCCGGTTGTCCGATCTTCGGCGCCGACTCGAGGAACCGGATCACGTAGGCCGTCTGCTTCGGCCCCTTGTCCGTCTCCACCGTCACATGCAGCTCGTGCCTCGCCGTTCCGTGGACTGGATTGCTCATAGGGGTTCGATCCTTTCGGCAGTCGGCGGATGCGGTTGACCTCGGCCAGTAGATCCTCGCTGAACGGCATGCCCTCGCGCCGCAGAACGCGGGTCCACACCCGGGCCCGGAAAGCCGATTCAGCATCGACGCGGACATGGCAAAACCGGCACAGGGAAACCACGTTGCACCGGATGTCGACGCGGCCAGCTCCGACCGAACAAAGGTGGTGTGGATCTGACGGCGGGGGCTTGCCGCACATTTCGCACGGCCGCGCGCGGAACTCGTCGAGCAGGGCTTCGTCTTTGTGCTTCATCCATCCCTCTTGCATCTCTGGATGGCATACGCCTTAAACTGCAGGTTCCAGCGGCGCTCATGGGTTCGCTCGATCATGGAATGCTGCAGAAGAAAGCGGAGAAACCAGAAAACCTGTTCGTCGGTCATGGCGTTTTGGCCCCGTACTTCTGCTGGATAAACGCCACCGCCCAGCAGCGAACCGCCGGGTCCATGTCGGCCAGGAGGCGGTCCAGCTTCGCGGTCGCTCGGAGGGCCGGGTCCATTGGACGCGGGGATTTCTTCGTTCGTTCCTCCTGCCGTTGTTCGATGCCGTCCAGCGTGGCATCGACTTCGGCAGGGCTTTTCTCGGCTGGTTCTGGCACTGGATGTCTCATAGGGCCTTCACCGTTTCCTTCCAAATGGCGAGCCGGAACACAGCCAACCGGACGGCGCTCGCTTGCGCCGCCGCGATCAGCCGTTTCCCGTGATGTTTGGTTCGTAGCGTCTGGTACGGGGTTAGCGTGTGGCCGGCCTTCTTCATGGCTCGGAACAGGCGGCGTTCTCGGTTGTGACGGCTCACTTCTTTTCCACCTTTTAAAGCAAATCTCGCAGACACGGCCCATGCCCAGCAAGCGAGGTTTGCCTGGGATGAGGTTGCCGCATGCGTCGCAGGTCTCAAAATTCACGTCTTGGCCTCCGTCTTCTTCGGCAACTGTGGCTTCGGCGGCTCGTTCGGTGAAAGCCCGGCATAGTACCGCTTCCGTGCTCGCAGCGCCCGGATAGTGAGCCGCTCGGCCTCATCGAGGATGTCCACGGCAGATTCCCGTGGCTGGGCTTTCCCGTAAGCGTCCTCGCCGGGAAGCAGCTCAACCGGGGTTAGCGCGGCACGTCGAGGCGGCACAGCTCGGGTACAGAGGCCGTTGAGGATCGCTTGCATGTAGGCGTCGTAGGTCTTGAGTTCGGCCGCCTTGGCGCGGGCCTCCATCGCCTTGCACTGCTGCCGCAGCTTCTCGACTTCCTCGTAAGGGTTCACGCGGTTTGCCACTCCTCTTCCTGGATCAACTCGTCTTGCGGAACATCTCGAACGCTCCGGTAGAAGTCAAGCTCCGTCCTCGGCATCAGCGGCCAGCGTCTATCGGGCCAGCTCCAATGATTCTCCTGGGCGAACAGAGCCGCCGCCGCCCGGAAGGTGCGGCCCTTGGCCTTCGGCTGGAGCGAGCGAAAGTACATCCTTTTCCAAAGCGCCGGGCCGTTAGCCTGGGCGTAGGTCCGATGCGGCCGGAAAACGTCGCCGACCATCTCGCGTAGTGTGCCGTCCATTTGCACCACCGGCCGACTCCACTTCTGGCCGGCCTTGGCGGTCCAGCCGCAGAACTGGCACACCGGCCCTTTCCAGACCTGCACTCCCTTGCACTGCGGGCACGGCCTGGGCTTCCCCTCGCTCCGCGTGGCCCTGAGGCGGTCGGCGTGCAGGCCCAGCATCATCGTGTTGGTCGCGCCGAGCACCCAGCGGCGGTCTATGTTGGGGCTTCCGAATCGCCACCAATGTCCGCCGTGGTCTTGGATGGTCACAGAATCATAGCCACGGCAGAAGCGTAGCGCACGCCCGACGGACTGAAGATAGCTTGACAGTGACCCGAATAAAGTAGCAAGGATGCAATGGCCGATCTCCGGTATATCCAGGCCCTCCCTGAGAACAAACCTGTTGCAGACGACCTTGCATCGCCCATCACGTACCGCACCAATGACAGACTCACGTTGCGTCCTCCCGCTCGAATATAGTTTGCCAGCAGCCCACACGTTCTCCCCGTCGATGTGCGCGGCTGGTATTCCGGCCAGGGTGAACTGCTCGGCGAAGTACATCGAGCCCGCCAGGTCGGGCCCGAATAGGATTGTCGGCTTCTGCTCGGGGTTCAGTTCCTTGTAAGCGGCCAGCACCCGGCCGAACACTTCGGGCCGCATGATGGCCGACTTGGCCTCGCGCTCGCTGATTGCCTGGCACTCCTCGCCGATCTTCTTGCCCTTCTTCTTTCGGTTGAACTCGGCCCAATCCGGCTCATCCGGGGCGTAGTGCCGGGCCAGCAGCAGCGCGCCGCACGCGCGCCCTTCCGAGGGGGTCCCCTCGACCAATAGATGGTCGTAGGTATCCTCCAGGTCGATCGGCGTGGCCGTGAATCCCACAATCGCCGCGCCTGCGTTGGCGTGTGCATCGAGGATCTCCTTCGTGGTGTCCCCTGTCTGGAGATGAGCTTCATCCACCAGTACAAGGTCTGCATCGTGCATCTTCTGCCGTTTCAGCTTGAACACTCGGCTGAACACCGTTTGCGCCATGGCGATCTGAAACGGTCGATTGGCCTGGTCGTCGTGTTCGGGCGAGATAACCCCGTGCGGGATGCCGGCGGCGTCCATCACGCGCGAGGTTTGGTCGATCAGCAGCCGCCGGTTCGTGTACAGGATGGCCGTCAGTTTGCGGTTGAGGTAGTCCAGGGCCAGGTCCTGCATCATCACCGTTTTGCCCATGCCGGTCGGCGACTGGACCACGATCCGGCGCTTGCCCGCGCCGATGAGGGCGAGGACGTCGGGCACGAACCGGATTTGGTGGGGCCACCTTTGCACTGTTCACTCCTCGCTGTCATCCCCGTTCGACTCCGCATCGCGGTCCTTGTTCTTCCGCACTTTTACCTTGGTAATCCCCTCGACGGTGACCATCTTGCCGTCGTATTCGTACTCAGCGAATCCATGCTCCTGCATGACCGCCAGCAGTTCCTTGCTTGCCTCGATCTCAGTGAGGCCCATCGACATGCGGGCATCGCGGGCGGCAACGTACCGCTCGGCTTTGGCGTCGATCTCAGGCACTGACTTCGGGGCCATGTCGGGGTCGAGGTATCCCTGCTTCGCTCGCGGTTTGCGGGGTGGCGGCTCGGGGCGGTCCTTCTTTGGTCGGCCTCGGCTGCGGGCTGGCTCATCGGTTTTCTTTCGGCTCGCCATTGGGATTCTCCTTGGGTTCGTCCTCGAAAATGTCTGGAATCACTGGCTCGGTAAACGACTTGCAATCGCACCATTTGCATTCCCAAAGGCCGTTCGCGTGGGATGACCTTTCGTGTCCGCAGTCACAGCGCATCGGCTCACCACTTCGGGGCCTTCTGTTTGGTCATCTCTTCCGCCACTTGCACGAACTCCTTCCGCAGTTCCTCGGCCTTGCGTCGGAGCCCTTCGAGCTTCGGGGACACGATCATTGTGCCGGTTATCGTGGCCAACTGGTCGATGCCGCGGACCACCACGCCGAACCCGTTTTTCCAGTCGTTCCAGAGAAACAGGGGTTGGCCGTTCTCGGTCGGCTTCTTTGGCGGCGGCTTCGGAAGCGCCGCCGCGGCTGGCGTCTGATCGGCCTTCGGTTTGGCGTTGTCGAGGTTGAACCACTTCACCCGGCACTGGTCGCACGCTGGGGCTTTGAGCCGCTTGCACCTGGGGCACAGAACCTCTTGTTTCTTGGCCTCGCGCTGCTGGTATTCGTCGTCTTGGCCGGGCTCGCGGCTTGGTGCCTGCGTCGTATTGGAATATGGCGCCGGCGCCGTGGCGTTCGAGAATGGCAAACCGTCCTCGTCTGGGGCGTCTTCGCAAAGGATTTTCAGGTTGTTTTCTAGGGAATCTTCGGTGGGCGCAGCGCCCACTGTCTCCTTAGCCTTCCGAGCCGCCCGTACAAGCCTGTTTGCGTGCCGGTAATCGCACCCAAGATTTTCCTCAACCCAAGCCTTGAATTGACCTTTCGGCGTTTTCTCCTTGATGCCGAGAAGGATGTCGCCGAGGGTTAAACCGTGCGCGGCGTATTGCTTGCGATGCCGCAGGTAGATGGGAAAAAGCTCCCTGGCCTTCTCCCGCAGGCTGTTCAAGGATTCCTCGGCCTTCCTGATGATGGCAGGTGGCTCGATTCCAAGAGGATCGTCGTTCAGCATGGCTCCGTCCCAAAAGGTTCGCCAGCCGCCGGCAAGAATCTTGCCCCGCGAAAGGAAAGAGGCGCGGCCGGCTGGCGAGTCGCTCGTGATCGGGATGCCTTCGCGGGGCTCGTGAAGAGGTTGTACCGCGCGGCTGAGGCGGTGTCAATCCGGAAACCAGCAGTCCCCGCCGTGGCCGATGTCGCGCACGCAACCACCCTTGCCGCAGCTAGCGGCTTCCAGGGCTTCGTCGCTGGGCACGGATCGGGATGGCGGCTCCTTGGGAAGCGGATCGGCAGGAATGACCGGGTAATACTGCGGCACGCTACTGAACGGAGTCAGAGCCTCCCCGAGGGCTTCGCGGGCGATCTTGCGAGCATCGCTGAGTACACAAAAGCTTGCGATCTTCTCCAGCGCCGCCCGCAGCCGCTCGCAATCACATGCTGGCTGCGGTTGCGCGGCGTCGAATGCGGCGAGCGCGGCGCGAATCGGGCAGAGACCGCACGGCATTTCCCGGCAGCGTGCCTGGTCGCCGCAATAGCATGCCCACGGCATCTGAAACGGCCCGTACCATTCGCCACCTTGCACGCCTGTTCCCCGCGTGTTGTAAATGATGACGAAAACCGGATCGCTTTCCGGCGTTTCGCGCCATCCATAATTGCCAGCGCACGTTGGCTGTGTTTTCGTCCACATTGATCGTCTCCCTGAGAAAGGTCGCCGAACGGCTCGTAGTCTGGGTGCGTTCATGGTTGTCCTCGAAAAGGATAGTCCAGTTCCGACGGCACCCAGCCGTCATCGGGGTTCACCTCGTCTTCGTGGGCCGCGATTGCATCGCGGTCGGCCTGGGTCTCGATCCTCGCGTTGCCGCTCTTGTAGGCTCGGTCGAGGTGGGCACGGCGGCGCCAGTATTCGGCGAAGGTGTCAGGCATTGCGGATTTTCTCCAGCGCCGCCTGGAATCGTGGGTAGAACGCATCGAGGGCGTCTCTCAAAGCGTCCGTGAACTCGTTAGGCACGACGCGGACTAACAGCGGCGGCAGACCTGGGCAGTAGCTGAGGAAGTCCACCCACGCGGCCCCGGTGACGATCAAATGGCCGTGGCACTGGGCGCGGTATTCGCTGGGCAGAACGGGCAGCTTGCCGATTCCTCCATGCGGGGTCTGGCATTGAGGACACGGCCCAGGATCGACCAGCGCAAGGGCTTTGGATCGGCCTTTGCACATTGGGCAGTAGGCGGTGTCCAGGAGGTATTCAACCTGGGTCTTTGGTTCCGGATTTTTGAGCTCGAGGCAGCCGGCCGGCATCGGCTCGCCGGAAACGTGGCCAGGTCCACATGAGACGTCTGGGAGGCTCGGCATGATAAGGCCATCCGGCGAGCATCCAAACCGGCCCGTGTCGTCGAGGCAGAACCCCACCTGCTGAACGTCCACCCCGCGCTCCAGGGCGTAGTAGCTTCTGGCCTCGGGCTCCCGTTCGGTGCCGACGCGCATGGCCTCCGAAACGGCGCGATCGACCCTGGGGTAAAGCGGGTCGAAGACGTCGCCGATCAGTTGGGCGGCGTAGCCGTCGGCCGATGCCGAGAGCTTCATGGTTTTCGCGGTCAGCAGCTTGTGGAACTCGCTGGCCGTGGGGACGCCCCGGCGGGCGGTCCACCACTCGGGGCTGTACTGGTCGCATTGGATGATCTTCACAGAGATTCCGCCTCCTGTCTCAGGGTGTCGAGGATTGTTGCTAGATTGCTCATTTGGTCTTGCACTTGAGTTGTCGGAGTGCCACAGACAACACCTTGGCCCGGCTTTTTACGGTTGATCTTGTCGAGCGCATTACAGACGGCGTACACGATGTTCTGATAGTAAATCCTCGCGTCCTTTTCGCGTTGCAGGACCTTGATGTGCCGCTCCCAGAACAGCCGCGCGATCGTCTCTTCCATGTCGCAATCGTTTGTCGGATCGTAGGCGGCACTGTGCAGCGCATCGCGGGCCGTCTTCTCGAGGTCGAAGAGTTGTTGTGGGGTCAAGGGCGCTCCTCCGGGGTGTTGATGCTTTCAGCGATGCCGGTTCGTTTCCACTCCAGCATCGGGCCGCGGTAATCTTTCATGTTGGCCTGAAATTCTCGGCAGCGTTCCACCAACAGCGGAACAACGGCCGGCGTATCGTCGCACGGTTTGATCGTGCCGCACCTTGGGCACCAGAAGAAGGGCAGCTCGGTTACCCTGCAGCCCATGCTGTGCATCGTGTGATCGCAGGTTGGACAACTCACTTTGCCGGCTCCCTTCGTTTGCGGTTCAGGTAGTGAATAACCTCGCCGAACTTCTTGCTCGGCAGATCGGAAAGTTGCTCGATCCGCTGCCACTCCAGCAGCTTCGCCTCGTTCACAGGGCGGCCCAGCTTGGCCAACTCGTCGATCAGTCCCTTGATCTCGTTCCAGTCGGCCTCGGTGATCTTGGGGCCCGCGCCGTCGTCGTCCTCGTCGGCCACGGTGACGTTGAAGATCAGCAGCGTCAAGTAACGCCTCGCGTATGACATTGTGGAGCCCGTGGCCTGGATGCCGCTCTTGGCCTTGTTCTGCGCGTCCGTGGGGAAGTCGCCTTTGTAGGCTGCAGTCTTGCCCCCTTGGTGGTGGACGTCGCACACAACCCGAATGTGATCGGGTAGGGGCGAGTCGGCCGTGCCGAAAGAGAGCGCGAAGCCGTGTTTCGTGTAGATCGGCTTGATCGCGCGCTGCACATTCTCCAGGGTGGCGTACTTCTTCGACACCCCCGCGTTCACCTTGTCGCGTACCACGGTGGGCATTTCCTGCTGGGCCAGCCGCATCGCCTGGGCGTAAGCCTCGGCCGCTTGATCGGCCTTCACCTGGCGTTGCAGGTCCACCAGTCGGCCGAGTTGATCGGCATCGAATCCCTTTTCTACGGCCCTCGACAACAGGGCCAGCATGGGATCGGCTGGCGGTTTGCCGTAATTGGCCGCTTCCTCTACCCGGGCTACTCTGCCCAGATAACGCGCGTTGTCCTCTTCCTCGGCTTGCTTCTGGTCGGCGGCCTGGTTCGTACACGTCACTGGTTCGGCCGGCGGCGGCTCAGGATCGAGCAGCGCCGGCTTCGTTGGGTCGAGCTTCTTCACTTCGGGTTCTCCTTGGAAAAGTGGTCAGTGCCGGGCGAGGGGATCGAACCCTCTGTGAGCCCACTGGAATCGGCTCGCCCATGCAGCGCGTGAACCCGTTACGAATCCGCGCTACCTGCTACCCGGCTAAAGTGGCCCCGAGTCCCCAGTCCCCCGTTCCTCGGCCTCTCCGGGGCCGGTCAGTCGATTTCGGGGGCCAGGATGCCGTAGCCCCCCATGTCGGTGTGAAGCGTGAGGTTCTGCTTCCGCATGATCACATCGCCGATCTTGAGAGCGTAGCCGCGCGGGTCGCGGTTCAGCATCACGCCAACTTTGCCGATGCCCAGCAGCCGGTTGACCTTCGCCAAGATCGCATTGCCGACCGCATCGGCCTCATCATAGCCGCCGGGGAACTCGGGGCCGTTGCAGAGGCGCAGGCCCAACTCGTTGCCCTCGATCTCCAGCCGCCGTAGCTTCTTGCACAACTTCACCGGGTCCTGTTCGGTGG